ATTTGGCTTAAAGTAAATTTCTGAGTTTATGTCTGCGGTTCCTACTTTTGAAAAATTTCTATATTTATTTACATCTGCTGAGTTCTCTATCCAAATATTTATAAAGTTTGATCCATTATTTGAAACGTTTGTTTCTGTTAATGCGTCATAAATTGTAGAAGGGGTTAGTTCTTTTGGAATATACTGGTAACCTATTGCATCAAACTCTATTATTTCTGAGTCTATCATAAAGTATCCATTAAAATTAAATCCTGATTGAAACTTGCTGTACTTATCTAAAGTTCCTAAATCTAATATTACTTTAGTACTACTTGAAGTTAGAGTTTCTTTTAGTCCTCCAGCAATTAAATATGAGGTTGGTGACTGCCACAGGGGACCAGATGCGCCTAGATAGCTAGATGATATTGGGGTAGACCAAAGAACTTTAACTTGATTTGCTGATGCTATTTCTTTCTGATTAAAGCTAGCTATGTTTGGCAAATATGTACCGTCTTTTTCATAATAAAAATTCCAAGACTTTTCAGTTCTTGAATACATATAGTTTCTACTATAAAATTGCAGTATATTGTTTTCGTCCACTACAGCATTCATCTGTATGTCTCTACATATCTCTTGAATATTTTCCCACACAGTCTTGCTTCCATCTGTCCAAAAATAATTAATAAATGGTATAGAATTATCTGTGTCAGATGTTAAATTAAAAGAATAGTTTGTAAATCCTACTGAGTCTAGTAATCTTCTAATTACGGCTGTGGCTGGGTAGTACTCGCAAAGAATATCTGGTGCCACGGTTTCCATTAAATACTTAGTGTTGTCTAATGCAGTTACTGTTGACTCCCCGTAGCTATCTATGTCCCAGTTGTCTACATAATAATACCCTTGAGATATTTTGTCGTACTTTTTAGATCCTTCAGTAATTGCTCCATTTGAATGGTATATTTTAAAATACGGATTAATTATTGCATTTTTATATATATATGTTAATGAACTATCTAGCGTTGAGGTCCTATTATAGGAAATATATTGCGGTGCTGTTTGATTAAATTTTGCTAAACTTACGCTTAAACTATTAGCGGTTACTTTTCCAACTGGCAGTATGTCTTCTGAGCTGGATGAAGATTCTTTATTTATTTCAAATGATACTACATCTGATGATATATCTTTTACCCATCTTGCTGAGATCTCTATAAGACCAATTATTTTCCCTGCCCCAGCGCTTGGAGTTGTAACTGTAACAGATTTAATTGATATTGGTGTTCCAAAAGATGTTGGCTCTGGTAGTGGGCTTGATGTCCATGATGTTCCATTATAAGATAAAGATACGTTTCCATCAGAAGGGGTTGACAATGCACTTGCAATTGTAACCTGAGTATTATCTGACTTAGTTACTACTACTGTATAGGTGGATGGAAGCGTGTGATTTTTTTCAAATCTTAATACAATTTTATTTGTAAGAGCATACTTTGTTCCAGATGTAGCATAATTTATTGTTACATTTGCTCCTGTATTTATTGGAGTAACCCAATACTTATAAAACGTTTCTACTCCTGGATAATATATTCTAGGTTGATTGTCTGGGTACTTTACAGACCTGTATGGTGAAAATGAATTTGTGTATGTATCGGCATCTGCCATAATAAAATATTTAATTCCTGAGCTTAAAGGCCTAAAAGGTTTTATTAGTGAGTCTACGGGAAATAATTTTTTATAAGGATTTGGTCGGCTTGAAGGCCAAGATGCTTGTCCTATTGCATTAGTAATTTGACCTGTGTATGCCGAATCGGCAATATTGTTTGTTGCAGAAATATTATCTAGCATGTGGTTCATGTTATATTCAATATAGCATCCTGAGTCTATTTGAATGTTAGTATTGTTATAAAGAGTATTCTTTAAATTAGTTGAAGCTGTTATCATTTTAGACCTCTACCAGTGTTATTGATACATTCCAAAATGGCTGCATACCTCTTTTTAATACCGTAAAGTTGCAGTCGCTAAATACAACTGTGTACTCTTCATAGTTTTCTGCCTCCTGATTAGTTCCATTTTTTGCTAAATTTACTCTAATATTAAATGATGACTGCCCTTGGGCACTACTGTAGAATGTTCTTAAATCTTCTGCTCCCCATTCACCATCAACTGTTAATGTTCTATATGATGGAAGCATGTCCCAAGATAAGGTAAATGTCTTTTTATCTGCCACAAAATATTTTCTAAGTGTTCCATTAGACATTCTTTGTTGTCTTTCAATACGCTCACTTGAAATATCAAATTGAGATCTGTTGTGTTCTGAAACTTTATTGTATTTTAATGAACCATCTCCGCCATTTGCAGATGCGTCATATCCTTGAATTTGAAGTATAGATCCTCTAGGCATTGTTACTGTTGTCATAATGTTCTACTCCTTCCAGAGGCTATTTCACGCATTTTCATTTCTCTATGAATTGATCTTGCTACATCGTTTGCGTCAAGATTTGATCCATTAAGTGTAACATTTATATTATATAAAGAGTTAGATGACTTTGCTAACCCGCCTTGGGCGTAAGGAGTTCTTTGTACGTATCCGCCCATTGCATATTTTTTATTATTAAATGCTTCAAATGTTTGGACTCCATACTTTTTAACTGAATCAGCATTAATTACATATTCTCCATTTGAAAGCATCGCTGGGATAGAATCGGATGTTCCAGTTCCTGGACCATAGACTGCACCTCCTGGTTGATAATATTTAACATATCCACCCATCGCTTTTTTAACTGTTGACACTACTCCAATTCCAGAGTCGTCATCTATATTATAAGTTTTTCCTTTATATGTAAATTTATCACCCTCTTTTAAGCCTTCTGCTTTTATAAGATTTTTTAAATTATTCATATTTTTCCATGTCAGCGGATTATAAGCATCTACAAAATTTCCGTAGTCTTTAGTTACTGATTTTGGACCAGTTTGACCAGAAAATTTACTTACAGCAGCGTCAAATCTGGTTACAGCTGATTGAAATACTGAGTCTGACGCTCCCTTAGAACTCATTGAAGAATTCATCTTTGCCAATAAATTACTAGCCATACTTAATGGATTATTTTGACTATAAACCTGACCAGTATACCCATATTCTTTTTCATATTGAGAATACATTTTTTTCTCATCGCTTGTTCCATTTTTTAATCCAATTAAAATTTCTGCAATTTGTTTTTTAATTCCTTCTTTGTCTGCACCAGGGGCTCGTCCTAAAATAGTTAATCTTTCAATTTCATCTCTAATATTTGTTAACTTGGCTAAATTTGCGCTTGTTTCTGCGGACTTGGCCATTGATGTTTGTATTCCTTTATTAAACTTATCTTCAGCGTCTTGTAGTTTTTGTTTTTGTGCTTCTTTTATTTTTACGTCTGCCTCTTGTTTTGCATCAATTGCTGCAATTGCAGATTTCATTTGCTTTTCTTTGGTCAGTTGCTGTATGTCTAATTGTGCTTGCGCCGCTCTAGACATATCTCCAGCAGCTAAAGCATCTTGATACTCTAGTTGTTTCTTTTTAATTTCTATTGAGAATGATTCAGAGTCTTGTTGTTCCTGCAAAGCTTTTTTTCTAGCATTTGCCGCTTCATTAATTTTCTTTATTTCTAAATCTATTGCTTTTATTTTATTCTTATAATAATCTGCATCTTGTTTTTGAGCATTTTTAATTGATGTTGAATAATTTTTTGTAGCTGCAACAGCTTTAGAAATTGGATCAGCCAAAAATGACAATGGGTTATTTTTTCCTGTATCCTCTGTTATTTGATTCAATCCATTTTGTATTGTTGCAAGATTAGAAGTTAAATCAATTGCCTCTTGTCCAGACATCTTTGAAAGATCTATTACAGAGCCCAGCTCTGAGTTGTAAAGCAATATCTTTGCTGTTACGCTAGCTAAAGATTCTGCGTTGCCTAAAATAGATGCATATATTATATTTTGTTCTTTTAATTTATTTACCTGGTCAACAGACAGTTCATTATTTTTTCCATTAATTTTTGTAATTTTTTCCATAGTAATTCTTAAAGATTCTGCTGAATCAATTATATTTTTAGGATCTACCGCATCTTTTGTGCCAATTAGTCCTTCTTGATAAGCTAAAACTGAGTTTATTAAAGTATCCAGGCCTTGAGCAAATTCTTCTGGGTTAAAATTATCTACAGTGGATGCTTTGCTTAGGTTATTAAATAGTCGTGATAGTGCTGAGCTTTGATCTATAATGTTTTTAAAATCACTAGTTGTTACTGCAGAAAAGGCTTGGCTAGCTTTTTCTGAAGCTTTAATCATTGCAAATATTTGATTAGATGCTTCGGATGCAGATAGACCCATTGCAACAAATTGTGCCTTTAGGTCGGCTGCATATTTGTTTACTCCACTGCTATCAATTTTATTAAATGCCTCTATATAATCGGTTTGATTCTTTTTGGCATCTTCAACGGCCTTATTTAGTTCAGCTATGCTTAATGTAATTCCAGTTGGTCCATTTTTTGTATACTGTTCATATGCAGATTGAGCTTTAACTTTGTTTAATTCTATTTGCTCATTAACTTCTTTTATTCTATCTGAGAGGGTTTTAAATTTAGTAATTCCAACAGATGCAAATGATTCCTGAGTCCCACCAAATGCTAGCCTATTTGCTTTACCTGCATCTTCTGCATTCTTTTTAATATCTAATAATACTTTTCCAACACCAAGCAATGCACCTATAAATGCACCAGGAATTGTTAATTTTCCAAGTACAGAAGCAAGTTTTGTAACTATTCCTACTCCTTGAGAAAGTCCTGCAAACATAGGCATCATTGATGCCATGCTAGATGCAATCATTATGGCTTGCCCTGCGCCACCACCAATCATGCTTCCCGCCGCCATGCCGCCCATTCCAATTCCTAATGAGGCGCCCGTACCCATTCTTGGCATTTGGCCATTAGTTAACATAGACTTACCGTAAGGATTTTTAAGTCCAGATGTAAATGCTGAGGTAACTCCGTTGGCATATTTCTGAACTGGCATTCCTACGCCAGTAACTCCATTTTTAAATCCAAGCATTCTATCTACTGGGTATCCTTGGTTCATTAATGTAATTGCATTTTGATTTCCAGATGTTGCAGTTTTTGTTACAACTGATTCTCCTGGTTCAAGGAGCGCTGGGACTATATCTCCCCCGCCATATCCTGGTAATTGTGAAACTCCATTTTTAAATGGCGTAGGCACAAGATTGCCACGTCCCCAGAATGGATCTGATGGACGAGCAGCGGAGGCAGATGACTGGCTCATCATTGGAAGGAATGCTGATCTTATTCCTCTAATTGAAGCCTGGTTAAGCATGTCGCCAAATATTTGTTCTGTTATTGGCCCCTTACTGTTTGCAATTTTATCATTTAAAACATCTGCGGCTCTTGCTGCAATACGATTAGCTGCTTGTACGTTTACACCTTGTTCTTTTAAGAAATATTTAAGGCTTACCATATCGTCTCCAGTAACTGGTGCCCAGTCAGCAGAAGTAGCAATACCTTTATTTAAATTTTTATTAAATCCTTCTCTATTTTTAACAAATTGTGTTGGAAGAAGTTGCACATAAGGCTTGTTTGTTTTACCAGTCATATTAAGAGATGACAATTGATCTCCTGGAATCATTGGAGCAGATTGACCTGGGAGGGTTGTTAAATTTCTTGTTCTATTTCTAAATGCTTTTCCAATTCCATGAACTAGAACTTGGTTTTCATCATCTATTCCAGGTTTTGTTGGAGTAATTCCATATTTAATTATTTCTGGATCTTTGTACAAATCACCTTGTCGTTTAGAAAATTCTCTATAAGTTTTGCCAGCTCCTTGTTCAACGTGTGCTGCAGTACTCATTCCCCTGCTTCTTGATGTTACACGTTCTCCCCTTTGTGCTGCTAAATATGTTGCAGCTTGTCCAGCAGAAGGAACTCTAGAGCCACCAATTCTTCCTGCTTGTTCTGAAAACGATCTCAATAGTTTTGAAGCGCCCTTAGCCTGAATTCGATTTGTAAACCTTGGAAGCCTTAATCCTAATGCGGTAACTCCGCCAGCAAACTTTTTAGGCATTGTTGTTTCTGTTGAGTACCCGCCTCCCCAAGTTCTTACTCCTAATGATTTAGCAATTTTATCAAGAATTCCAGATGCTTTTCTATTTGGTCTAAATATTTCTTTAATGTTTGATTTTCCAGTATTACTTACAATTGGCTGATTAACTAAAGGAACTTGAGTTAAGTTTGCAGTTCTTCCTAGTCCCGCTGCTACTTGTGATGTTGTTTGAGCCATTAATCTTTCTAGTTCAGCATTAACTGCAATAATTTTTGTACGAGCCGCATCTACTGTTATTTTACCAGACTGAAGCTGTCTAACAATTGCTGCTGACTCTGTTGCTGCATTCGATGTTAGTTTTGTCATCGCTGGTAGGAGTTGACCAAATGTACTGTTTATTTCTGCGCTGAATGTTCCAGTTCTAGCAATTTCTTTTTTAAGCGCAGCAACTTCTTGTTTTGTCATCATAGACAAAGAACCCATCATTGCATGCCACTTTGCTGCTTCTCCTGCAACAATTCCAGTTGAAACTCCTTTAGAAGTTGTTAGTCCTTCATATTGTGGGAAATTGTCTCCCATGAATATTTGTGGCACCGCTCCTATTTTTTGATTTACAGGAATTGGTGCTGGTGTTACTGAGTGAATAGTTTGTGAATCTCTTTGTGCTTGAGACATTCCAGATCTTGGGTTATGGTGTGCTGCTGCTCTAGTTCCTGGTTTTCCGACAAGTGGGTGAGATGGATTTACGCTGCCAGCCATTATTGCTGTTCCACCAACAGTTGAAACGGCTGGGTTTACGGCAACTGCTGCTGACATCGCTCTTTGTTCTAATGTTGCAAACTCTGCGGACAAAGATGATATTGCTTGTTTTAATACAGCAGCGGCTTTTGCATCGCTATAGAATGTTTGTTCAACTAAATTTCCAGCCTTTTGTGCTGCAAGTATTTCTGGCGTTAGTAGTTTCCAGCCTTCTCCACCTTTGAAGAAAGACCTAAAGTGTGAAGCTCCTTTAATAATATATCCAAAAAAGTTTGCAAGTACACCAGTTAACATAATTAATGGACCAGATGCAGCAGTGATCATTCCAATAAATCCTAATGCTTGTTTAATTGGTTTTGGTAAAGATTGTGCAAAATCCAATATTCCGTTAATAAACTTTATTAAAGAAGTATTAATTTTTAAGAATTGTTCGCCAACGCCAGCTAGATCTGCTTTTAATCCTTCTATTGCTCTACGATACTTACCAGATGCAGATTCTGTTACAGCTGCTAATTCTCGATCAGCTAGGTTTCCTAATTCTTGAGAGCTTGCTTTCATTAAATCTAATACTTGCAAAGTTTGACTTCCCTGTTTTCCAAGATTTTCAAATAATGCATTCATACGAGCAAATTGAAATTTACCAAACAGTTGCTCTAAAGCTTGCTGTTTCTGTAAAGGATTCAATGTCTCTAATGCTGACTGTAGCTCTAATATAGTTGCTGTTGTGTCTCCTGCATTTCTTTGAACTATATCTGTTAAAGATATTCCAAAACCCTCAAACATTCCTTTTGCTACTTTAGTTGGATTAATTAAAGAAGCTAAACCAGATTTTAATGCGTTTGCTCCTTCTGAAGCATTAATTCCGCCTTCTCTCATTGCAGTTAAATAAAGAGCAAGATCTTTTACGTCTCCACCAAGACCTTTAACAATTGGACCCGCTTTAGGAATTGCTTCTACTAAATCGTTTAGGGTAGTTGAAGTTTGGTTTTCTACTGCGTTAAGAAAGTTAATTGATTCAGACAACTCTTCTGTATTTTGTTTAAATGCTGTTTGAATTGCAAGTGTTGCTTTCATTGCATCTTGTCTATCTACTTCACCAAGAACTGCTAAGCGAGTAGTTTCTTTAATTGAACCAAGTAATTCGTTTCCTTGTTTTCCAGTAGCTGCAATGTCCGCAGCCAACGCAATTGTTTCTGTAAATGAGCTACCGTATGCTTTAGCTATTTCATTTGCGGTTTGAATTACGTCTTGCCTTACTTTGCCAAGTTCTTGTGATGAAACTGCTGCAATTCCGCCATAAACTTTTGTTAATCTTACAAGTTGTTGATCAGCGTTTTTAAATGCATCTGCAGAGGCTTTTCCAAATGCTAAAAGTGGTACTGTTAATCCTACTGTTAATTGACGTCCAGCCCACTGTGTATTTTTACCCCAGTTAATTAATTGCCCAGCACCTTCTTGAATAACTTTATTCATAATCATTAATTCTTGCTTGGCTATTGCTGTTTTGTTTTTAACTACATCTAAGCCTCTTGGTATATGAACATTGTATTGCATCATACCTTCGGCATTTCTGCCCAGTGGTTGAAGAACTGAATTTTGTAGTTGTACTTGCTGTTTTGCTAAATCTCTTATTAATCCACCGTTTGATTTTATGTGTTGTGAATAAGTTTGAAAAAACTTACCAAGCTTCATCTGGCCTTTATCTAATTGAGAGCCAAATTTTTCTACGTCTGAACTTAAGCTAACAAAGTGTGTTGAGAATTGACCTGTGCTTCGCATTGTTTCTGCAAAGGATCTATTCATTACAGCAACTTGCGCTGCTAATGTTTTATTGGTTGCTTGTAGTTTGTCTTGTAAACCTGTTAAGGCTGAAGATACCTTATTAAGATCTGTAATAAGATTTGAGAAATCAGATTTAGCAACTATATTCGTTACTATTTGTTCTTCAGCCATTAACTATATTCTACCCCTTAGAGTATCCTAACCCTGCCCCAATACCAAATCCTTGCTGTGCTGCAAGTGGGCCTTGTAAGGAAACTACATCATCTCCTGATGCATCTATTCCTAAAGCCTTTCTTTGTATATCTTCGAAGGTTGGACCTTCTGTTTTTTCTTCTTCGTTTAAGTTTACACCTTGTAAAGAAGCCAAGAATTTTCTTTTTTCTTCTTCAGTCTTTTGCATAGACTTAAATGTTTGTATTAACTCTGGCATTGAAAGACTTTCTTCCAGTTCTTCGTAATTTTTCCAATTACCTAAAAGAAAAACTTCTCCTAGCAAAGCGGCTAAATCTAGTTCTGACCAGCCAGAACCGCTGCCGCTAGAAGGTTTGGGTCGTCAAGCTTGATCCCTCCGCAAACGTCAAGAATGCGATTGATTGTTGGCATGTCCAAAGCTTCTTCTAGTAAATCTTTATTTGCTACCAAATCTGGTAACTGTGACTGTATCGCAATTCCACATGCGTTAATTAGAATTGTTAATGTTTCGTCTTCATTTTCTGCCGATTGTGTTTTTTGAATCTCTGCCATAAACAGGCGTAGGGCCTTAATGCTTAGTGGCTTTAATTTAATCTTCGAACCATTTTGCAGTTCAATTTCTTCTACATTGTATACGGTTGTAGCCAATTTATCCTCCTAGGATCGTCTAAATTATTATAACATATAGGTATTATCACTACAAATAGAAAGACCCCCAAATTAATGGGGGTCTCTATAATTTAATTAATTTAAATTAAACTGTTAATACACGGTCAATAATCTTGCCGTATTCTGCTCCTGCATATGCTGCATCTGGAAGAAGACGGAATGTTACTGGGAATGTGGTTGCCTGTGAACGAGCCAAAGAGAACTGTGACTGTTGTACTGACAAAACACGACGTGCATAATATACACGCTCTGTTGCCGTGGCAGCTGCTGTTGGTGCTGCACCGACTGCAATTAATTGACGCTCTGTTGCAGCTGCTCCAAGAGCACCTGCCTCAAGACCTAGAGTCTCTGTTGCTGTTAGTCCTGTACCTGTTTCTGTTAATGTAGCAGCTCGTTGTCCGAAAACTACTAGAACGTTTTCTAGTGTTCCTTCGGCCATTTCTGTTGCGATCATAACCTCCATCGCAGACTTGAACAGCTTAGCTGTATCAAGTAGCTGATCTACTGTTACTGAATCGTATGTTGGGTTGTAAGTGATTTGAAGACCGTTGTTGGTATAACCAACGTTACGATACTTTGAACCAGCTAAACCGTTTAGTGTATCTGTGTATGACTCTCCAGATACGTATGCAGCTGCTGCTGCTGAACCTGGCTCTTGTACTACATAACCTGACTGTGTTGAGTCTTTTTCAGAAATGAAAAGTGGTGATGCACCTACAAGAATATTCTTGGCATTGTTAAATGACATTTACTACCTCCTGTATTTCAATATATATATATTTAAATCCTAAAATCAAGCTGGCTAGGCTTCTTTCCTCTAGGTCAATTATACGGAACAAGTTGACTAAAAGCAACCTATAGGAATCTTCCTGCCTGGTCTGTTATTCTAGAGTATTTAACCTCTAATGTTATATCTGCTGAAAGGAACCCCTGTAGCTCTTGAGAAGGTGCCGTTGGGGATATATCTGCTATAAATATACTATGGAATTTAAATTTATCATTTATATCATCTGATTTATTTATGTCTCCAGCAGAGTCGTCCATACGTCTAAATAGGTCGGTTATTAGATTTCGAATTTCTGATATTTCAGAAACATCTGTGGAGTAGACAGTAAATAGTATTTGCTCACAGCATATTAGCCAATTTTCTTCATACGATAATCCAACCTTGTCATATACAATATGCTTTTTCCCGCTTAAAAATTGATTCATTTCTGGGGACTGTTGAACTGGAATAATAGGGATTATGACGTCTCCAAGAGAATCGCTATAATACTCTTCTGGATCAAAGACATTATACGAGCATAGGTTTTCCCATAAATACTTTCTAATTTCAAACATGGCGTCTAATTTATAATTGGCTGTCATATCATTGCACCCCCAAATGATTGTTCTACTGCTGAGTCCGCCATAGATCTAATTGAGTTTGGAGAGAATGAATATTGAACTCTTTTAATTGGAGCAGGTATTCTTAATGCCTTGGAAATTTCTGAATTAAATATCTGTTGAAATCCAGATTTTCTAATAGCGTTATTTACTAAATTACCACTAAAGAATCTTGAATAATATAATGTAAATTGATTTTTAACACTAGGTCCTCCTGGCCTTTTAACGGTCACTGAGGCCCCTATTGGCATAAAGACTGTTCTACCATTAGATTCAAATACTAGCCTCTCAGAATGGCGTGGAGCAATTATTAGGGGCATGCCTGCTTCCATCACGGACGCTTTATTAACAAAAACATGCTTTCTATTATTTTCTGGAGATGGGACAAATGATTTAGATGGCTGTAACTCATAATTTACCTTAAATGAAATACCATCGCCATCAATTGTTTTTAATTTAAACAATCTAGCGCTTTTATTTCCAGTCCTTTGCCACTCATAGACATGGTGTAATGATTTTGGCTTTGATCTAGCTTGAGCATCTATATGTTCTCCAAAATCTTTATTTATCTGAGTAAAGATTATTTTCTTAAATGCATTTTTAAATCTTTTGCTGTTACTAAATTTAGCTATAACATTAGCTTCATAATATAAAGCCGCTGATATTTGCGCTACATTACTGTCTCTGATTAAGGAGTCTTTAGGTTGACCGTGCATTAACCGCTCTAGTCCAGAAGCAGCCTGCAATAACATTACGTTAGATTCCAATTTGCTGGTTCTCCGATCTTTTTAGTACGGCACTCCAAGCAAGTACATCTCCAAATGGATCTGTCATTGGGGTTACTCCGACTACTTCAAATACGGTTGGGGTATCATTTGGATAATCTAATTCTGTCCAAATATTCTCGCCATTGCCTGTTCTAATATTTGTGATTTTTTCTCTAATGGATAGCTTTGAGTTTGTTCTAACTTCTATAACTTGAACGTTTTCGTATTTAGTTCCAAGAACTTGCCTGTCACCACTTCGTGCTGTGGCTGTGTTACTAATAACGCCTTTTGCATAACAAGAAACTGTTTTTATATAGCTCCACTCTTTTTTGATTGCCCCAGTAGATACGTCTTGAGAGTCCGATTGCTTGTAGACATCCATAAGCATAGAAAACGAAGCATCTACTACTCGAAACATCAGATTACCATTAATTGAGTTAATACATATGGAAGAAGTATTTGGTCTACGTATACATTTCCTGTTCCACGATATGCCTCTGCATTGTACTCAAACTTCCAATCAAATGACTGAACATTGTTTACGTATTTTGCTCTCCAAATAGAGTCTTTAGAAAAATAATCTTTTATTAATTCTATACATGCTATTTTAATATCATCTGGTACAGTGTCCCATCCATATCTTCCTTGCACACGATATCTGGAGTCTTTAATAAAGACTCCGTAACCATAATCGTTGATGGATGGAGGAACCATTCCGTTTGCTGTGTAGACTGTATTGTCCAGCATTTCTGCTCTGTTAATTCTTATTCCAAAACCAGATTCTGTTACTTGAGTTGAATAATTCCAATTATTTATTTCATTAATAGTATCTACTAGTAAGATATCATTTGAATATAGTTTATGTAATGTGTTTAATTTAAAAGGTAGTGGGAGGATGTCTGAGCCCGAACCATAGGCAATTTGAACATCATCGTATAGACAAAACTTTTGGCCCGTATAGTTTTCTATTACTTTTCGTGCAAACTTTTCTGCCATTACTAGTTCGTGATATGATTTATATCCTGGGTCAGATGAATCTGATGCAAATCCCATATCTTGAATATGGTTAAAATCAACGTAAGGAGTTACAACAAAAACGTCTTCAGTTTTAACAACAGATGTTCCGCTAACTGCATACTCCCACTTAAGTCTTAAAGTTCTGTTTCTGTCTGTATATGCATAAGGAACGTTAACTATATATGTTCCTGGATTGTTTTCATCGAGGGTTGATGTAATGGTTGTCAAAAGCGTGGTCGAAGCAATCGCAGGACTTACTGCTGGATCATTTGTTACGTCATAAATTTTGACAATTGGTGCAGAGGTTGCGTCTGAAACATCTCCGTTCCAGAACACTCTATGTGTTACTGGAGATTGTGAACCTACTAATACTTCTGCCATGTTAAAGGTTTAAATTAGTTGTAGAAGTCTTGTGCTTCCTTTGGTGTGGCTAATCTAAAACCTTCCTCCTTATCAAAAATTTCTTGAGCTGCCTCTTCTGACATTGCTGCAAAAGGATGATCTCTTGTAAACGTGTATCCCATTGTATCGTACCTATGGTTAGATCTATCCATTCTTACAAGAACTTCGTCTTTATTTTGTTTTTTCTTTACATCAAATCTTGGTAAAACTTCAATCTCTTCTTTTGCATCATCTACATCTTTAAGTGTTTTTGAGTATACCGCCCAAGTTACACCTTCTTCTGATAGTCCCGCAATTATGTCTGTTTTGCTTTTTAAGTTTTCTAAGTCTACTCCGAAGTCTTCGGCAACCTTTTTAAGTTCAGCTAATTTTAATGTCTCAAATGACATATATTCTCCTTAGTTTAGGTTATTTAATTATAGCATTACTAAATTAAAATGAGAAGCCCCCAAAATTAATTGGGGGCCTCTATTTGGATTAATTCCTAATTAGGAAGCAATCTTAACGTTCTTTACTACTACCCAAGCATCTGCTTGCTCAATTTGAACACCAACACGAGTATACATTGTGTACTCGATTGAGTCCTTCTTTGGCCAGAAGAATCGGTATACAGTTACATCACGCTTGATACCAATAACTACGTTATTTGGGAATGTCAAGTGGACGTCACCGTGTGATCCTGTTGCTCCTGAGTATGAGCCAGTTTGTGTCTCGCTTAATAGCGGAACTTCAACAATTGGAATACCAAATGCGAAAGGTGCTACGTATCCTGCTGGACCGCCTAGTGGCTGTACGCCTCCACGGATAACGCTTGAAGCGATATCTTGTGGGTTAGCTGATCCATCTGCACCAAGTAATGATGCTGAGTATAAGTAATCTTGAATCAAGTTTGAACCTGACAAGAAGCGAAGGTCTGTACGACGTTGCTTGTACTTACGTGGAAGTGCTTTTAATGCGCTATTAAATGTAGCACGACTAATTGCGGCTCCACCTGCATCTACTACGTGACCGTTTGCTTTTGCAAGCTTAACTGTTCCGTCAAATGCTTTGTAAAGTTGATCAGATGATAGAGCTGTGTTTCCGTTAAGAACCAAGTCTTCAATATCGTTACCAGCCTGTGTTGCCATCAGACGTGCAATATGATCTTCTAGATCTGCACCTTCAATGTTGTCTTCTAAAGACTCAGTTGAAAGTTCCCAATCTAGACGTAACTTCTTTGTTGTCAAAGAAATTTTTGAGAATGTCACAGCAGAGTTACCACTGTTTGCGTCATCTCCTTCAGTCGCAAGTTTCATAAGCTTTTCGCCTACTCCCATGCGATCAATTTCAGTTGTATCAGATTTCATTCTAACGGTACGTGCGACTTTACCAATTACGGTTGCATCGAACATGTAGTCTAGAAATCGAGCTGATTGTTCTGGATTAAGTAATCCACCATTGCCATTTTCTGACCCTGTGTGAATTCCATCTCCTCCAGTTGTTGAGGCGAATGTGCCTGTGGCTGTTGTGCCAGTTGCAATTGCCTTTTCTAATAATTCATTGCTCATATTTATTTCACCTACCCTTTATTTAAATAGTTCGTTTACGGAACCGAGGAAAGAACCGTTCCATTTTGATTTTTGTATTGCTACTTCCTGAGACCCGCCAAGGTCTGAGGACTTCTTAATTGCAGTCTCTGATTCTACTGCGTCGACACGCTTTTCTACATTATCAATCGTGCTCTTGATGTTCTCAACTGTTTTGCTGAGTTCTGTGTGTTTATCTGCCAACTCTGAGATTTGAGTCTCAACGCTCTTGCTGAAAGCTTCAACTGTTTCTTTAATAGTTGTTACCTGTGCAGCATTAGCTTCTGAAGCTTTGCTTAGAGTATCTGAGAAAAAGCCTTTTAAATCACCTAACATTTTTGCAAAATCAGGTTCATCAACAACGACCTCTGAGACGTCTGCTGCTTTTTCAACGGTTTCGGCAGAAGTATCTGCTACTACGTCTTCTGTAACAGCTTTTTCAACTACTGCATCTTGTGCAGGTGCTGAAACTTCTACTGGAGCAGTTTCTTCAACTGCTACTGTTTCTGTGTTTTCTGACACTTCATTACCTCCTTGTGCGTTTGCCTGTTTTGCTATTGTTTGTGTTTCAGGCAACGTTAATCTTGACTTCTTAAATGAAGCAAGAATCTTTTCTATTTCTTTAGCTTTGTTTACATCGTTACTTTCTACCCAGCCAATTAAACTTGCTGGCTTACCAGTTATTGGAGAATTAAATTCTTTTTCTTTTGACATAAAAACAGAATCGCTTTCTTCACAATAAAAAATATTTTCTGTTGAAACTTCTGTTGCAATTCCTTTAAAAATTAATTGACCATTCATTTTGGAAATTGAGATAATGTTACATAGTTCATTTGCTGGAGAATCTACGACTGATAGCTCTAGTAAAGAATAGTTTTTAATAAAACGAACTGATTGACCTGTAGATTTATTAACCTCGTTATCAGACTCAATAATTTTTCCACCAATTGAAAATCCTGAAAGAGTACCGTCTAAAACCTTTTCCCATGTATCTTGTGCACCTTTAGAAATGTATGCATCTACATAAACTCCGTTATAAAATTCTCCGCTTTTTGCATCAAAGTATGTTTCTGGCTTAAATGAAACCATTTTACCAACTGCGTTTGACCCGTGCATTTCTCTAATGTTTCCACGGAAACCTTCAAATGCTTTTAGACTTGCTTCTGCGGTTACAACGTCATTTGTTTGATCTAGGTTGTCTAGTGTGGCAAAACCAGATACAGTTCTCTTTTCACGGTTTACTTTTGTGAATGGAACTGATAGGCTGATATTATCGCCATTGCTGGACCAATAAGATTTTTCAATATTCATATGCTCAATTTTATCTTTGTATATTTAAAAAGGCAAATAATGGTTGCCTAATAATTAAGCTGTGACTCTACCCTCACCTTTTGGATTTCTGGCTTCCCCAGAACTATCTGGTGAATTGGCCGATCTTTCCTGAGTTCTATTTCTGGTATTTAATGCCTGAGCCTTGATTTCGGCTGCTTGTGCCTGCAAATCAACAACCTCATCTCCACCGTCCATAGGTATCATACCCTTTCTAATTCTAACTTCATTAGGGGTAATTACCTGCATTCTTAAATATCTTTCATCAATTTTAGACTGAGTGTCCTCGTCTGTCAGAGTTAATTCATTAAATTTAAGCATTAATGCATCTGTTTTTTCAGAAATAATTCTATTTATTTTCTTTTCTAAAATATCTTGAGCTGGTCTACATACTTGCTCTTTAAACATTTTATCTGCATCTCTTGCTGATGCCAGGCTAACTCCTTCTGGAACTCCAATTTTATTTACTGGAACTCTGTGTGCTAAAAGAATTTCATCTCTATTTGCTTTTCTATATATATTAAATGAGGACTCTTGTGGGTTTGCCTCAATAGGCTCCATTTTAAATTCAACTTTAGAATCAGATGTATCCGCTGGAAGGGGGACATAAAGTGATCTGTGATTCTTTCCTTTTAGCCCAACCTGGAAAAACTCTAATAGTTTACGTTCAGATTCTGGTGAAAGCTTGGCGCCTTTTACTGTGATAATATAACGTGGTACCGCCTTATTTTCAAAGTAATCTAAATTGTATTTTCCAGAAAATTCATTTCCAGCCATTGCAGTTTGTGCGGCAATAATATCTGGTATTCCATAATAGTTGTTCATCGGTGTATATTTCTTTAAATGAATAACTTCGTTTGGACGATCTTCTCCTCCAGAAATTGGATTAGGGGTTTCTTGATCTGCGAAGTTTCTAAAGTAAACTGCCTTGCCGTAAAGAAGTTGTATGAAACCATCACGAAGTCTGCGTACACGCATTGTTTTGGATGGGATATGTCCTACGTACCCAATGTTGCCAGATACAGTTCTTCCAATTTCAATATACCCATTACCAGTAGCCTCTAAATCTGTGTAAGCTTTTACCAATGTCTCTGTAAAGGTTTCTTCTTCGTTTGTTTCTTCTAGCCAAGAATCTAGGTCTTGACGAAGCTTATTCAATTTGCGACGAGCACGTTCTAATTGTTTTTTGTCAGTAATATTATCTAAAGCATCGTTAGCTTTTTTTGTTTCTACAAAAGAGTATCCAAGGCCAACAATGTTAGCAACCTTTGCATTAATTGCTGAGTAGTTGTATGGGGATATCTCATAAATTTTTGAAAGATATTCAAGATTATAGACTGGTTGGACAAGGTCAAACATTGCGTATCCAGTAACTGCTTGTTGTAGTAGATTCTGTTGTGTTCCAGTTCCTTCTTGTCCTGTAAAACGCTTTTGAAACTCTCTAGATATTTTCCTACGGAATGTTGGGCTTAGTCCATTAACTTTCTTTAACTCTTCGCCTTCAATGCTAAATGGATCATCACTTAATACAACTTCTTTATTGTTAAACTTTATCCAGTCTGCAGAGTTTGATATGTCAATAGTTTCTGAGACGCTAGGGTCTTCGTTTATGAACTCCATTTATTGTTTGCCTCCACTTTTTAATGAATCCTTGTAAACACCTATGTCAAGAGGATCTGGTGTTAGTCCCCATTCTAGTCTTTGTTTTTGATGCTGAAACTCTTCGTCGTCAACTTTACGTCTACCTGATAAAAATTTAGGCCGTCCTTCGTGTATTCCATATGATCTTACTTCTCTCGCCAACAAATCCATCTTTGATCGGTTACCTTTTTTAGCTGTTATTGATAAAAAGTTTCCATCGTCATCGCCAATCCATCTTCCGTCTGGCATTTCCCACACATAAATTCCTAGTGTAGTTTCCTCTACTACTTTTTGATTAATTCTTTTAATGTCCATTAGGTGTTAATTTTACCATTCTTTCTAATTAATGTCCACATTTTGTCGCCATGGTGGACAACTTTATGAATTTTGAATAACAATCCAGTCATTATTATATATTTCAGGAGGTCTTTCTGTCATTGACATGGCAGATGCGGTAGAGGTATATACCGATCTTCCAGTATATAAATTGTAATGAGTTATTGCCTTGTTTTGATCTACAGCATCCCTGTATAGGGTTATATGCTGATATGAGCTCTTTTTAGACCCAGTGCTCTTATAATTAAAGATCAGATCTCCAGAAATGGGTGATTGAAAAACAATTACAATATGATTTAAGTATCCTGAATTTAATACATTAGATATATTTGATTGTGTCGTTTTATCTTCACCATTTACGTATATTTTAGATATATTAGTTTTTGATATAGACCCGCTATCCGCCCAGCTAAATTCCGTACCAGTAGATGATATTAATAAACTTTTGAGTATGCTGCTTGGAGTATAGAAAAACTCAATGCTATTTGTATCATATGGAAGATCTACCTTAAACCCTGAATTATTTGGGACCAATACTCCATTTAATTTATTCATTGATAATATTGGATAGGCCTCTTTGCCAAGGCTATAATCTAGGTTATCTATTTTATAAACATAAGACGCTCCATTTTTAGAATAAGCTATTTGCTCAGAGTAAAAATTTACTGATAATGAATAAAGTTTTGGAATATATCTAGAGGAGTCTGTTGAAGAAACTACTATTTTTAAATGAAAAAATCTTTGTTGGTTAAAATCTGAATACTTGTACTGAGGTATTGAATATCCGTTTTCGCATTGTTCATAAGACACTCCGTCTAGACTTGTATAAACAGAAATTCCAGAGCTACCGTCCCATTGAATTTTTGAAGAATCCATTGATATACCAGAAGGCATAGATATAATATCTTTTAAAATAACTTCTTTTGTTTCTAATAAATCTGTCTTAGATAATTGAATATATTCTTCTGACCTACCTAGCGTAAGATCCTCTGTTAAAAAATATTGCCAAGATTTATCTTTTGGATAATTATAGGTAAATGATGTTCTCATTCCATTGTCATAAATATTAAAAATTTCTCCATTGTCTGGATACGCAATCTGTATTGGTAAAGTATTTTGATTACTTAGGTAATGATCTTTAATTTGTTTTTCTGATAAAGAGTATCTATACACTGCTGGATTATCTATTAAAAACTCGTCTGCGCTATTTTGTGTAGGCCCAGACTTTAGTAAGACCTGTGTATTTTCAAAGGGAACGCCAGTTATTGTTTTGCTAATAGCCAAGTTGCCGTCTAAATATATTGATGCTGAATTTACTGAATATTTGCATACAACATAAATAGACTTATTAGTTTCTGGAACTGTGTACTCTAAAGTTTCGGTGCCAATAACAAATATAATATTGTTGTTTTGCCAAGCAATTCCAAGATCATTAGACAAATCGATAAAAATTGGAGTAAGGTTTGTAGAAGATATTTTTGGTAAAATCCAACACTCTATAGTAAATTCGTTGTCCGCTGTGTCTAGCGTTCCAAATCCGCCTCCTGCTGCCTGTGCGTAATAATCATTAATGATTTCAAACTCTATATTTGATAAGGAGGTAATTTTTGCTGAGTACTGGCCTCCAGAAACCATTGGCATTATTTTAGTTTGGCTTGGAAGGCTTCCTGTATAAACTCCATTATTACCGCATCCAGAAATGTCTATTGCTGTGGTAGTGGAATCATCTAGCTCCCAGAATCCAATTGGATGGTCTTTTAGTATTTTATAAGAGTATGACATTTAAAAATTATACCATTGATGTGGTTTAGTATCCACCAATGTGGAATGCCTGTCCAGTTAAACTACTTGATCTTGGGTCAAGCAAAAGCTCTACAACATTACATATATCATCAGATGTAAAAACTGTGCGGTTAATAATTTGTGGGCCAGCAAATAGCTTAAAAGCCATGTCTGGTATGCCCTCTGTCATTGTTGATTTTATTGGGCCTGGTGATATACAATTTGGTCTAATAGATGTATTTTGTAATTTTTTTGCTAAAGATTTTGTAAATCCATATACTGCATGCTTACTTGCCCCATATATTGAAAAATCAGTTATTGCATGTGCTGATAGGCTTGCCATATTTATTATTGGAGTATGCTGTTTTTTGTCCATTAATGGCAAAAACGTTTGACAAGAATTCATTGTTCCTATTACGTTTGTAGAAAATATTGATTCCATTTCGCTCTGTTCTATTGTTAGCCAGTCTACAAATGGGGTTTCTAGTATTCCAGCACAATTTATTAAAGCTTGTACTGTAATATTTTTTTCTTTTAAATCTTCAAATATTGGAGTTAGGGTATTTTTTTGGCTTACGTCTGCTTGATAAGTTTTAAAGGATACATCGTTTTGAGGCATACCTCTTGATATGCCAATGACATCATATCCATTTTTAGAAAGCCTATTTGCTATTACATTCCCAATTCCCCTGCTTGATCCAGTTACTATAATCATTATTCTGTCCCGTCTGAGTAGTATGCGTTTTTTCTATTGTGATACCAGTTTGGCAAGGAATATCTTGTTCCACTTGTTACCGCATCAACTTCGTGAACATAAACAAAATTTGATGGGAAAAACAGTAGGCTTCCAGCTTCTGGCTTCATGTCTATTCCGCAATGCGGAAATCTTATGTTGCCACCTTCATAATCGTCATTTAAATAAAGAAGTGCCGATAAAACTCTGCTGCTTATTCCATGGTCTGAGTGTGCTGGCAGGAATCCGCTTTCTTTATATTTTAGTAGGTGCATTGTTTTTTCTCTAGATTTAATATTTTTTTCAGCGTATGGATATAATGAAAAATAATGTTTTAGCCCATATTCTAGCCCATTAAAAAGCTGTGAAGATATATCGTGCTGGTCTTTATAGAAATAATCATTAACATCTATATCTTCTGGCTTTGGTAAAAATTTTTGCCAACAGAATATTGTTTTTTCTTTATTGCCGTGATCATAATCCCATGCTTGCCAAGGCTTTATTGATTGTGACCTATAGTCTTTTTGTAAGCTTCTTTTTTCTTCTAAAGACTCTATTTTATTAATTAATTCATTAGGCTCTTTTATAATATTTTTATAATAAACAACCCCCAAAGCCAATTCTTCATATTGCATTATTAGCACTCCTTAAAATCTGGGTCTACGAACTCTTGCTTGGTTGATTGCATATAGAGGGCTGTATACCTACTACCAGAAGTAATTTCTTTAACCCCATGAATATATTGATAATCATTTCCTGGGAAAAATATAGCAGAATACTTTTTGGCCTTTAAAGAAAATGCTTGTTTAGGGAAATATATCTCTCCGCCCTCGTACTCGTCATTTAAATAAATTACGGTGCTATATTCTATGAATGGTTCTTTTTCAATTGCGTCTATGTGAGGACTTCCACTTTGTCCTGGCTGCCACCACGAGCCAAAAGCCTTAGTAACAATTACTTTGTCTTTTAAGTTAAAAAATTCTTTCTGAATGTGGTTTGCTCTTACTGAATATTTTTTAAGTATATCCATCACCCTATTGTTATATGGGAAAGCAGTTCCGCCGTTTCTATCTTTATAGTATTCTGGATATGGGTTTATTTTTGACGGCGATTGCATCTCTTCCATAAGAGAAAATGCATCTTGTTCTGATATAAAATCTTCTACTATTTTTATTAACATTACCTGATCTCCTTAATCCTATCAAGATATCTTAATCCGCCCATTCTATCTATTTGAGACTGGCCAGTGTCGTAAACAACATCGTTATCTTCAAACGGTAGCTGAATTAAATTTATATTAAAGTTTTTTTGAATTTCATTTGAATATTTTTCAATAAATTGATTATAGTTATGGGTTAAAGAAAATGGGGTATATTTATCCTCTACTGAATTTTTATTAATTGATATGTATTCGTCTGGGAAATTATAAATATCTACGCCACTATTAATTAAATCTATTGAAATACTTTCTTCTTCTCCGCAGTATTTTAAGTGAGTTGGTTGATTTATTATTGCAAAATCTTCAGACAATGCAAATATAAAATTTCTGTCTATATAATTTATTTTATTAAAATTTGCAGATGGTACTCTTTCTGGCTCTAGCATGAACCAATTTTTATTTTTTAAGGTAACTGTAGAATTTCCAGATAAAATTGAGTTTTTGTTATTCTTTAAAAATTCAACTGCATGGATGTCCCAATCTTTAGCTAATGAAACATCGTCTCCAATTTGCATATAATATTTTTTATTCAGTGACTTAAATGCATCCCGCTTATATTCAATTGGGCTTTTAATAGAGTCCCACGTAACATATTTATAAACAATTGATGCATAAAAATCTGGTTGGTCTAGGGATCTAGTTCTGTCTACACTATTTTGATCAATAATGTAAAAATATAACATATTTTTTTGACTAGATTTGTCTATAATTTCAGATACAGTTTTAAATAAATTTTTATTTTGATAGCTGTAAATGCATATACCAATATTTTCCATTATTTGAATGGTATCCATTTCATAGATTTACTATTTCTAATCTCTCTAAACGGAATAATATCGTATGCAATTGTTACTCTTGCTTGGTCTTGTTGCCAATCTCCTCTAGCATGGGGGTAGCCAGTTTCGGAAATAATTGCTCTATTATTTTTATTAACATTTTCAAATAAATCATTATTATTTTTATCTAGCTTATAGTATGTTATGGATGGCTCGGCATCTACACAATAGTACCCGTGAAAATGTGGTATGCCAGTTCCTCCAAAATGATCATGAAGTTGCTCTGGATTTTTTACTGGATCAACCTTATTCCCGATAGACTTATAGTCAAAATTAAACCAGCCATGTATTACATAGTTTTCAAAATTAAAATCTATTTCATAATATTCACATGCTTTTTTTGTAAGATTTTTTAATTCACAATATAGGTTATATATCTCATTGATTGGAAACATAAAAATATTATAATGATTTATTCCAATTTTTGTTGCTGCGCCTGGTAAATTTTTATATTTATCTAAAACCTCATTAGATAAATTTAAAGAATTTTCTTTAATAATTTCATCGTTTATTTTATATAAATATTTTGATAGTTCTTGCGTATCATTATTTAAATATGATTCAAAAAATTTTTGTGGTTTATTTAACATATTGGCATCCAATGTTGTGGATGTGCATTGTTTGCTATTAAACTTTTTAATGGAACTATATCGTATGCAATTGTTACTCTAGGGCCTTCCCAGTCCCAAGATCCCATTGCATGTGGATGTCCCATTTCTGATATGATAAGCCTGTTGTCTTTATTGTGGTTATCAACTTCTTTACCAAAAACTTTATAATACGTTGTAGATGGCTCTGCTTTTACGCAATAGTATCCGTGAAAATATGGAGCATACGGTCCACCGTGATCGTGCCAGTCCAGTTTTCCTTTGTCGTTATAATTAATATTAAACCAGCCTTGAATCATGTATTGTTGTTTTTCAAAATCAACTTCATAATACTCACAAGCTTCTTTAACCATTTCTACAAGGTTTTTATATAGCTTATGTATTGATGGATGATAAAATTGAAAAACATTATACTCTCTCCATTTTATAGTAGATACGCTATCTGATGACAGCCAATGATCTTTTTCTGTAACCTCTGTTATTCCAGACAACTTTAAGTTTTCCATATTAGAATATTGATTTTGTAAAAACTCTGCCAATTGACTAAGATCGTTATCTAAATATCTTTCAAAAAATTTATGCTCTTTGCCTGTTGGCTGGTTCATTTGCATATTATTAATCATTTATTTTCCCTTATACTGTTTACGTTGCCATACTATATTTTTATAATAGGCATAAATTGAAGACCTTCTTTTTTCATCTTTAATTTGATTCATTTCTTTCCCGTTAACCGAATAATCTATCTCCAAAGCCCAATCTTCTCTTTTAATTGGAATCATCTGAAATAGAGGTGTTCCTTTAGGTATTATACCAATAAAGTTCCTTTTTAGGAAGAAGGATGTAAATACTGGTGTGTGCCATAAATCGGAGTCTATTATTCCGCTAAGGGTGGTAAATGGCAAATCGTGTCTATTTAATGGGTGGGTTATTAATAAAGAATATCCTTTTGGTGTTTCCGAATACCAGTTTACTTTCCAACCAAAATGTAATGGGTGATGCTGTGTGGGGACTGGGACGTCTATCATTAATCTTTTGTCCACTATCATGTTGTGTCCTTCCCAGGAAAGTACTGGAAATCCGTTTTTATCTTGAGTTACATGTAAATCATATTCTAGGGTATACATGTAACCAGAAGTTAATGCGTCAAAAAATGGCATGCATAATTTTGTTGAAGCAGCGCTTCCATCGGTTCCTCTATCATTAACTGGGTGCAGCTTGCTAATGTGATTAGATTTATAAAATCTAGAAAGCTTTTTATACCAATCTGGAAGATGAATTTTAGATTCTTCTGGCTCGACAATTAGTCCGTTGTTTAAGTCATCGGGATTAATTGAAAATCCTGGTGTAAATTTAACTATTAATTCTTTTTTCATATTCCCTTATTATTTTTTTAATAGTTTTTTTATCTGCATATACTTCTATATCAAATAAATACGAACCTCTTTTTATTAACCCGCAAATATTGTCTTCCATATGATTTTTAGAGTTTGTAAAATAAAAATCAACAAAGTTTGCTTCTTTTATTATAACATTTTCATCTGTTTTTGTAAAAGAATCTTTTTTTTCAATTATTTTTAGTGAAGGATTTTCTATATTGCATTTAATTAAATACTGTATGTCCATGTCTAAAAACCAAGGAATATAAATTTTAAAAATTCTTTTAGAAATTGCATTTTCATCTACAATATTATATTGATTTTCTGATGGGTAAAATTGACGTAGCCAGCATTTATCGGTTGCATAAAAAAAACTATTAATTGGATTTGATTTGAATACCCCCCTATGCCCTAGCAACGGATCAGCTGTTTGAATTAATATATCCCCGTAGCTATAATATCTAATTGTTAAACTATTTTTAGAATTCTTTATTATCTCTGGCGGGTTAGAAAAATGATGGGCATACATGTTTACTGGTTTTAGAATTGATTGTTTATAGGCAGGATCAGATTTAACATATTCCCATTCTTTCCACTTTGGAAACAAATTAGAGGTATGACATATTTGTTCAAAAGTCATTGTTGACATTAGAGACCAAGATTCCGCTTCATAGGGCACTCTATTAACTGTCTTATTGGTCATTTATATGTTTTCTTTTTCCAAAATTTCAGTCTATATCCATTTTGAAATACTGATCTAACCTGTAAAGTTTTTTCTTTTATTTTAGTATCTGACTGCCTGTCATCGCTTATTGAGCTCTCCCAGTCTTCTCTTTTAAATGGTATTACTTGAATGATTGGAGTACCTTGTTTAATTATTCCCTTAAATCCTTTTTTAACAAAAAAAGATAGATATCCGTCTGACATATATGCGTCTGTGTCTATCACTCCAGGGATAGATCTAATGGGAGAGTCCTCTGCATGCATTGGAGAAGTAAATAAACAACTGTGCCCTTCCTCTGTTTTAACTAACCACATTGGGTGAATTCTAATAATTTCTTCGTGAAAATAATCTGGGATGGGATATTTAGCCATCTGCTCTTTTAAATGATGTGAAAGAATGTATTCTTTCCGCATTCCCATTATCTCAGATGTTACCTGTACTTTTATTTTATCTTCTGTTGCGTCTATAAATATATCCGTTGGGCATCTTAAATAGTATCCAAATGTCATTGAATCAAATATAGATTGACATTTTTTAATTGTTAGCATCATTGTTCCGTTATGAATATTTTGATCGTTATTTAAATAGCTTTCTTGATGCTTCCACCACTCTGGTATGCTGGACGCAACACTAACTGGCTCTGGGAATGCTTTTTTATATAACCTATACTTTGGAATAAATTCTATTTTAATCATGCTAGTGGTATCCATTTTTGATAGTACTGCCTGTATAGATATTCTAGAGGAGAGATATTAAATGATAGTATTGTTAAACCATTACTTATTTTTTTAAACAATATCTTTGATGATGAATCTAAAAATATTAATTGTCCAGGAATTAAATCAATTTTTTCATCATTTATAAAAATTTGATCTTTATTGCAATCTATAACATAAAATCCAACAAATGTAGTTTTATAATTAGGGGCAAAATTTAGATATGTGTCTAATGTAATAGTTTCTTTTTTAACTATATTGCCAAGTAAATAAAAATAATTTCTTTCAAAATTAACTCCATTTTTAATGCAATATTCTTTTGTTAAATCAGATATTTCTTTATATAGAATATGAATGTTTTTGTTATACATTGCAAAAAAGTTAAATGTTTTATAATCAATTAAAGAAACTTTTTTAGGTTTAAACCCTAGCTTAATTCCTGGATTAAATTTATAAACATATTCGTGCATCTGAGAGATCATTTTATTATACTCGGAAAGCATAGTTTTGTTATTAATTGAATTAATATTTTTTATCATTTGGCTCCCAAATGCTCATAGAGTGAAATAATGCTGGAAATATCGGATCTTTGTATATGACTAATTCTGCTGGCATATTTATTTCAGGAAGTTTCCCAGGTGTCATCCCAACCTTAACTATTTTTTCAATTTTATCTTTGTTTAAATTAAACCTTTTTTTAGTTGCTGATGCTATGAGGGAGGATCCGCTTAATGCTACGGCCTGTGTCCCTTGTGTATAGCCTGGGCCTAATCTTGGTAAAATGTTAAAAAATGTACACCATATTGGATATCCAATTAAAGCTAATGATTCTATGTACTTTTTCTTTCGATGTATTGGGCTAGTATAGAACCTATCTGTTATTGCAGTATAGTGATCTTTATCATATCCGTCTATAATTATTGTAGCCCAAGATGCTGGATAATCGTTGTTAATAAAATAAGACATAACAATTGTGCCAGACTCATTATCATCATTTTTATAAAGACATTCTATAGCTTGAGAATTCCATTTATCGGTAAGCACTGTATATTGTGCCCAAGTACCTTTTATGTATTGTGGATACCTTCTAAATTTAGGTACAGGTTTACCTTTAAAATACCTAACTCCAGAAATTCCCATTAAGCGTAATTTCTTTACTTTTTTAAACAAATTAATTCCTGACTACTAGGCTTGGTCTTGAGAATCTCTCCATTGTTGATACATTGCATCTAGCTTATCGCTAAATGTTTCATCGCTAGAAGTTAATGCGTTTGCATCACTTTTTGCTCTATATGAATCGTGTACTAGCGCATTGTCTGTAAAGAATAAGTCGTATGGCTCTACGTCAATTGATATTAGTAACTCTTTTTGTGTAGTTACTTTATAGTCTGTAATTTCTTTCCAGTCATTTTCGCTTGGTGAAAAAATTAAATCTGTTTCCAATACGCTTGATGATGGTTGGAATTGAATCTGTCCATCTCTTTTTATTAAAATAAAGTGTTGTAAAGAATATTTATTTCCATTAATAACAATAGCTCCTTCGTCAGAAATTCTTGCTGCCATTGCAACAATGGTAGTTTCGGCTGGGGATATGTTTGCGCTATTAACAGACCAATTTTGTAAATATTCTAATATTGCTGTATTTGAAACATCTATTCCCTCGATATTAGCAGAGTATAAAACGTCGCCAACGCTTAGGTTGTGTGCAAGGATTAATCCTTCTGGCACCTTTGATTTAATAACTGTTTCTGCTCCAACCGATTTTGGAGTAAAGCCAAATGGAGTAAATCCAAACGGAGTAAATCCAAACGGAGTAAATCCAAACGGTGTAAATCCAAATGGGGTAAATCCAAATGGGCTAAAACTAAATGGTGTTGTAGTAACTGAGTTTGAATTTCCGCTGTATGATGAAAAACCATTAGCGTTTTGAGCTCTTACCCTAACGGTTTGAGCTTCATTTCCGTTTTCTGATAGGTTAGCGCTAAATGTACTAGAGTTATATGACGTAACATCATTTTCATGATCAATTAATCCATATCCAGTAATGTCTTTTCCACCATTATTTCCTGGGGCTGACCAAGAAACAGAGTTCGTTTCTGCTCCATTATTTGAAAGACTTGGAGCGCTTGGTGTTTGTGGAACTGTTGTTGCTGTTATTGAATTACTTGCGTCTGACGGCACAGAATTACCAACTGCGTTTGTAGCTATAACTGTAAATGTATAACTAGTTCCAGATTGTAAACCTTCTACCGTAATAGGAGAAGAAGATCCAGAAGCAGTATAACTTCCTGGACTTGAGGTAACTGTATATGAAGTAGCTGGTGGGGAATCTACGCTCATTGTAAATGGTACAGATGAGGCTCCATTATTAAATGCTCTATCTGTTCCTATATCTGTTGCTGTTCCGATAATTGGCTTAAATGGCTCTAAAAAGTCATTGGCCGATTGGCTCATTCTACCTGCTTGTTTTGACATATATAATCTCCTCTATTATTTTCTTTAAGCTAAAAGATCTCCGAAAACTAACCAACCGCTTGGAGTTTTCATTGCTGTTACAACCGAATTTGTAGTTCTAAACTTTAATCCTGGTGTACCAACAACACTGTTTGTTGAAGCAAATGATGCTCCAGTTCCTGATGCTTGGTAGAAATCAATTGATTGACCAGTTGAGTATCCAGATGAAGGAAGAGTAATTTGTACTGCTCCATTTATTGGGATAAACTTGTCTTGCTCACCAGATGCGAGTGTTTCTGATGATGTTCTCTCTGTTCCAAATGTTGTGATAGATGGAACGCCAACTTTTGTCTGTGTTCCGTCTGAGAATGCAATTCCAGATGCTGAAACAGTTACTGTGCCAGTAAATGTTGGAGCATCAATTGGTGACTTGGTGTCTATTTGAGTCTGAATTGCTGATGTGACTCCATTTAGATATTGAAGTTCTGTATTTGATACATCTCCAATAGTTGCTGACGCTGCTTCAAATCCAGCAACCTGTAGGTTATCAAGTGATCCTTGAGTAAAGTTGACTGTGGTAGCTGGTTCGTCTGTTACGTCCTTGAACAACTTCCACTTAGCGTCTGATACGTCTCTTACTATACCAGCATGCTTTCCTGAACCATCGTTATAAGCAACTACAAGACCAAGGTCTACTGTGTTACTTGCATTTTGGTGGGCAAGCTGAAGCATGTTATCTTCAATTGTAATAGATGTTGCTGATGCGTTAAATGTTGTACCGTTAATTGTTAGGTCTCCATCAACTACAAGGTTCTGATCAATTTCAACTGAGCCTGTAAATACTGCTCCAGACAATGAAGCCTTTCCATCAATTTGTCCTTGAATTCCTGAAGTTACTCCGTTAACATATCCAATCTCAGTTGATGAAACATCTCCGATTGATGTTGTTGAAGGAAGGACTACTGTTCCAGTAAATGTTGGGCCTTCTAAGTTAGCCTTTAGGTCAAGTGCTGCTTGTGTAGCAGTTGAAACTGGCTTATTAGCATCTGTCGTGTTATCAACATTTCCAAGGCCTACTGAAGACTTTGTAAGCGCTGCTACTGCAGTTGAGATCTTTGTATCTGCTGCTGTTCCTGCTGCTGTAATTGCATCTGATTCTGCTGTGTCTGCGTACTCTTTTGTTGCTAGAAGTGAAGTATCTGCAATTCCGTGTACGTTGGTTGTGTCTGCTGTGAGAGTACTGATAGCATCATCTACATATTTTTTAGTAGATGCTTGTAAATCAAATGTAGGAGCACCGTTTAAAGTTAAAGCTCCAGTCATAGATGAACCAGATTTTAACATTAAATCTGCTGTGTTAACAATGCCATGAACATCTGTTGAGTCAGTACTATGATTAGTCATTGCGGTTCCTATTGCTGAATCTGCATAAGTATTTGCGTCTGCCTCTGCTTGATCTACATAAGATTCAGTAGCAAGTTCTGCTGTATCTGCAATTCCGTGTACGTTTGTTGTAGATGATCCGTGTGCTATTCCTGCTGCAGACAAATTTCCAAGTGATGTTGTGACTCCTGCAGCATAGTTTGCGTCATCTCCAATTGCTGCAGCAAGCTCGTTAAGTGTATCTAGTGCTCCTGGTGCCGCATCTACTAAATTGTTAACTGCTGATGTAATATCAGATGTCAACGCTACAGTTCCTGAAGAATTTGGGAAAGTAATTGTTCTGTTTGCTGTAGGGTCTACTACTGTAAGAATAGTTTCATAAGCATTTGCAGTTGCGCCTTCTAAAACAATACTTGACTTAGGAACTAACAGGTTACCGTCAACATCTAGCTTTGCTGGTCCGCCTGCATTTCCGACGTCTGCTAGTAATACATAATCTGCGGCTGTTGAGTTTTCTAATCCAGTTACTTGACTGTCAACATAAGATTTAAGTGCTACAACTGATGAGTCAATATTAAGAGAAATTGTATTTGTGGCATCGTTGTAAGATTTTGTAAGACCTGATCCCATTGAAAGGGCTGTGTCAATTGCATCTTGTGCAATTTCTGTAATTCCTGGTGCATCTGATGCGATGTATGAAAGGCTAGTCCATGCTGTGCTTCCAGTTCCAACTTTAATTTTTCTGGTGTCTGTTTCAACACCCATTTCACCTGCAGCTAGTGTAGGATTTGCTGAGGTCCATTCTGATGCTGTTCCTCGTCTTACTTGAATTCTTACTGTTGACATATTTATTACCCCTTATTTGCTAATTATAGCATTTATTTTTGTTAAACTATAACTCCAGAATCAAATGTTATCCCATATAATGAAGTATCTGGGCCACCACCGTCTGCGAATTTAGTTGCTGTTGTACTTACTCCGTTTGCTTGAACTGTATAGACTGGAAGACCATTATAATCTATAGCTAGTCCAATGTCCATAAAGCCTATTTCTGTTTGACTATCTGGAATGTCCGACACAAATGCAATTGGGCTCCAGGTTCCATTTAACTGGATCTGTAGCTTATTTGTTGTTGTGTCAAATCTAAGGGGTGTATTGCCTAATACAACGTTAGAGTCAAAGGTAGCGTTTCCTGCTACGTTTAACCCGTTTTTTACTCTAAAGTTTTTATCTGTTGTTGCCATTTAAGTTCACATATCCCCTAATTGTTTTTTGTGGGGAGATTCAGGCTCTCCCCTAGCCTTTTATTTAATTATTTAATTAATGTTCCAACTACAACAACTTCAGTGTTATTGTTTGCTGGTGTTACTCGAATTCTTACATCTGAGCCAGAATAATCTGCAGTTATTGCAGCTAACTCTGTTCCGTTTGAATATGTAATTCCATATTCAGAAACTGCTACGTTGTTAGAAGTATCAAGTGTAACTACTAAGTCTGATACCTGGGTGTGGCTACCATTTTTTGCTTTAATTACAAGCTTAGCGCTTCGGTAATCTTCTGCTGCCCATGAGATAGCAGTTGTTGCTGCAGCGGTTACAATATTTCCAGTTGTTGCTGCAACTTGCTTGGCAACAGAGTTGTAATTAATTGCTGTAAATGATGTAGTTCCGTTTTGCTGTGCTGTATTAGCTGCTGCTGCTGTGGCTTCTGCTGCTGCTTGAGCTGCGTTAGCCTTTGATGTTGCATCTGCTGATGCTGTTGAGATAGCGGCTGCTTGGGCTGCGTTGGCCTTTGATGTTGCATCTGCTGCTGCTGTTGCTTCTGCTGCAGATTGGGCTGCGTTGGCCTTTGATGTTGCGTCTGATGCTGCTGCTGATTGGGCTGCGTTGGCCTTTGATGTTGCATCTGCTGCTGCTGTGGCTTCTGCTGCTGCTTGAGCTGCGTTGGCCTTTGATGTTGCATCTGATGCTGCTGCAGATTGGGCTGCGTCTGCTTCGCCCTTAGCAAATGCTGTGGTTGCAATCTGAGTTGTGTTAGTATCTGCTGCTGCTGTAGGAGCTGTTGGAACTCCAGTAAGATCTGGAGAAGCAAGCGGTGCCTTTGTTCCCAAAGCTGTTGTAATAGTTGTTGTGTAATTAGCGTCATCATTAATTGCTGCTGCTAATTCATTTAATGTATTAAGAAGTGCTGGTGCACCATCTACTAATGAATCTACTGCAGTTGAAATTGCTGTATTACGGTTTGAAACCTCTGTTGAGATTGCAGTTGAAAGTGCTGATGCTGCAGTGGCTTCTGCTGCTGCTTGAGCTGCGTTGGCTTTAGTTGTAGCATCTGTTGCTGCTGCTGTAGTTGCTGCAGACTGTGCTGCGTTAGCCTTTGATGTTGCATCTGCTGATGCTGTTGCTTCTGCTGCTGCTTGAGCTGCGTTAGCCTTTGATGTTGCATCTGCTGATGCTGTTGAGATAGCGGCTGCTTGGGCGGCATCTGCCTTAGTGGTTGCATCTGCTGATGCGGTTGCTACTGAGGCTGCGTCGCCTGATACTCTAAGTGCTGCTTCTGCTGCTACTTTTGTTGTAGCGTCTGTTCCTGCTGCTGTAATTGCTGCTGACTGTGCTGCGTTAGCCTTTGATGTTGCATCTGCTGATGCTGTTGCTTCTGCTGCTGACTGTGCTGCGGCTGCTGCGCCTGATGTATCAAATACGCCAGATTTAATATTAAGCTCTCCAGCAATAACTTCCATCTGTGTTGATTCAACAGAGTTTATAAGATTGGTTCCACCAACAAGATTGAGAATGTAAGCATCTCCGCCTGTTTCTGTAAGTATGTTTTGGCCATTGATTGTTCCTGTTGATCCTTCAACTACAAGGCCTTGTTTGATTCTAAAGTTTTTTACTACCGTTGCCATTTTATCTCCTGCCGTCTTAAGACTTTAAAGACGTTCTGTAATATCTAGCGGTTACAGATCCACTTATTGGTGCTACGTTTAAACTTATTATACCTGAATTTTCTTCAAAAGTAACATTAGCAAGAGTACTGCTTGTGTTAGATATAATATTTGATTCTACTACATTTAAATTTGTTCCATCGTTTAATAATAAAATATCTGATGTTGCGTATTCGCTTCCTTTTGAAATCTGAAGCTTGTATGAAACTGTCCTGTATGCTGTTTTTGAAAACTCATCTACTTTTGTTTTGTTTTCAATTCCCGCAATTGTAAGGTCATTGTTTCCTTCTAGGCCTAAAAGAACTTCTGCCACTGAGGTTGAGTTTTCAATGTCTTGCAATTGAGCAATTACATCTGCTACCTTATAGTCTAAAGAGTTTACATCTTGAGAGCCATTGACTCCAACTTTTGCTTGTAATGCCTCTATCGCATCATTAGCGTTAGTATGTTGTTGCGAGTGAGATGGACTAGATAACGCATCCGTTGAGTTTGGATTTGTTAATGAGTCTATCGAACTTGGAAAATTTGTTGCCATTGTTTTATTGCTCCAAAATTATGACTTGTAGGTATATTATATCCTATTTATTGTTATAGGACACACCTATTTTTTTATTAAATTTTGCCATTCTGTATACATTACTATAAGCTTTTCTGAAAAATCCTCTTCTGATGAATTGATTGCATTTGGGTCTAGTGCTGCGTTGTAGGAATCATGGACTAAGGCGTTATCTGTAAAAAATACATCATATGGCTCTACGTTTATAGAAACTACTAGCTCTGTAGAGTTTATTGGCATCCACTGAGTGACTGGGTTCCAGTCTTGTGTCATTGGAGAAAATATGAAATCTGCTAATGTAACATCAGTAACATTTTTAAATTTTATTCCTTCATTATTTTTAATCAGAACCCAGTGCGCTTTAGAATATTTGTTTTCATTGATAACAATAGCCCCATCTGTAATTCTTGCAGCCATTGCAACTACGGTAGTTTCTATGTCTGTATCTATTAATGTGTCTTGTGTTGACCAATTTTGTATGTAATTTGCAATTTGATCATTAGATGTATCAATTCCTTCAATTGCAGCAGAATAAAGTACGTCTCCAACTTTTAAGTTATATGCCAATATTAATCCTTGTGGATTTTTACTTTTAACTAAAGTAGCTGCTCCTAAAGATTTACCTCCCTCGCCTGGGGTGGGTGCAAATGAAAAACCTGTAAAATTATATGTTGTAAAATCATATGGAGGCACTACAACTGGTGTAAATGAAAATGGATTCAATTCTTCCCAGGTAAAGCCATATGGCGGGGGATCAACTGGAGGATCTGGTGGTGCGGTAAATGAAAATGGTGTAAAGCCAAATGGAGTAAAGCTAAAAGATCCATATGTGTATTCTATTTGAGTTCCTACGGGAACAACTGAATTTTCTGCAATAGACTGATCAATTATTTTTCCACCCAAAGATTCATTTGAAGTTCCTGTGTTATTTTCTATAACAGATAATCCTAAACTATTTAATAATGATAAGGCTTCTGACCTAACCATTCCAACAGTATTTGGAATAGATACCCTTTTTTTAATTTTTGAAGATCTAAAGCGTCTCACGCCTTTAGGTCTCCTAAAACTACCCAAGAATTTGCTGATCTTTTAATTAAACTTGCGCTTGACCATTGAGATCTTAATTTTAAACCTGGTGTTGCATTTGGGGTAAATCCGTCTCCAGCAATAGTAACTTGATTTGATGTAGTTTGTAATACTTCAATATATGTTCCAATAGGGAAATTATAGGTAGAGTCGTTTGGTATTGTCAAAGTGCTAACTTCTGTCATCTCTATCATTTTGTTTGCATCTGAACCTTGTAGTGTGTATGAAGAAGATTGAGAATTTGTTACAATTAAAAACTTTTCTATATCTGAGGTGTTATCCACGTTTCCAAGCCCAACCATTGTTTTTGTAATGCCTGATACGGTGCCTGTAAATGTTGGTGAGGCTAATGGAGCTTTAAGATTAAGAGCGTTTAATGTGTCTGTTGATATTGGTTTAAGAGCGTCTGTTGTATTATCAGCATTTCCTAAGCCTACCATATCTTTAGTAATACCCGAAACCGTTCCAGTAAATGTTGGTGAGGCTAATGGAGCTTTTGCTGTTAATTCTGTGGTTATTGTTGCTGCGTACGATGCGTCGTCATTAATTGCTGCGGCTATTTCATTTAAAGTATTTAAAGCACCTGGTGCTGCATCTATTAAGTTTGAAATTGCAGTTCCAACGTATGTTTCAGTTGCATATCCAGTTAAATTTGGAATGGTTGGTTTGCCAGAAAGATCATCATATGCTCCGCTAAACAAAGAAGGCTTACCAGTTAAATCTACATAAGAGCCGCTAAACAAAGAGGGCTTGTTAGTTAAATCGTTATAAGATCCACCAAATAGTGTTGGCTTATCAGTTAGGTCAATATAAGATCCGCTAAACAGTGTTGGTTTATCGGTTAAATTATTATAAGACCCAGGAAATAAAACAGGCTTGTTGCTTAAATCATTATAGCTAGTAGGAACTTGTGATAGCAACGCTATTGTTCCTGATGCGCTGGGAAGATTTACTGTTATGTCTGAGGCTACGTCTGGGGATTGTAGTGTTAATTCATAATCGTTTGCAGTAGAGCCTTCTATAATAATTTTGTCTTTTGGAATTAGTAGGTTTCCGTCAATATCTAATTTTGCTGGGCCTCCTGCATTTCCAACATCTCCAACTTCCACATATGAAGACAAGGTGTTTTCTAAATCTTGAGTGGTAAGAGAGCTGTAGTATGAAGTGCTACTCCAACTAGATCCGTTTCCAATTTTAAATTTATTTAAATCTGAGGATATAGCAATTTCTCCAGCAAGCAATATTGGATTATCTCTAACCCAGTCAGACTCTATGTCTCTTCTTAATTGAATTCTAACTACCACTTGAGCTTCCTCCATTTATTATTAATGTATACTCATTAATAGAATCTCCACCGTTAAGAATTACACTATCTGATTCAGGGGAATACAGAGAATCTGAAAACCCTCCAGGAAGCAAAGACAGTCTTTCAAAACTAGGTGCGTCTACTATATCACTTGGGCCGCCACCATCAATACCTACAACAACTGGAATACTTTCTGAAACACTTTGTGTAGTATTAACATCTTTAAATGTAATTGGATTTTCTACATCTATTGTGTGTACTGCTCCATCGTATGCGTGTGTATGCATATAAAATGGGGTTGGATCATCGCTTTGTGGGGTAATGTCTACCCAAAAATCTCCATTATATATTCTAATATTTTTTGTTAAAATATTAAAGTATACGTCACCCTCTAAAGCTGTAGATGGATTTTCTGCCAGCGTTAGAAGGTTTAATAAAGACTTAAGTTTCATTTTTTATTTAGCCTATTACTACTACTTTGTATTCTCCTGATGCAGGTGCTACTGCAAATTTAATAGTTACGGCAGATGCAGATGTTAATTCTACGTCTGTCTCAACTTTAGCATATGGAGAAGCTGCTTGCGAAACCTGTACTAAAACATCAGTTGAACCCAAGTTATGAGTAACTGTGTATGATGTTGCTACTGAGTTTAATGTCTCGACATACTTTCTAGTTATTGCATGATAGTTAGTTCCATCATTTGTAACTGTCCATTTATCTGAGGACTCGTTCCATAGAATTTCAACATCTGTTTCGCTGCCTCGCTCTACACGAATTCCAGCGTCTGCTACTGGTGCTCCAGTAAAGTCAGTATTAAGATTAATCTTATTATCAACAATGTTTACCTGGGTCGTATTTACAGAGTTAACTGTTCCTGTAACATTTAAGTTGCCACCCACAAGAAGATTGCCAGTAATTGTTACGTCATCTGGAAGCCCAATTGTTACTGCTGAATTTTCTGATCCTGAACCAGAAACTGTAATTTCATTTGCTGTTCCAGCAATTGTTGCAATATAGTTACCAGTTGTTTGTGTTGCAAGATTAACATTTTTAATACTTACTGCGCCATCTGTGACGGTAAAGTCTGCGTCTGCAAATGAAGCAACACCACGATTTGTAGTTGTTGCAATTTCTGCATCTACTGTTAGGGTTCCTGCTGTATCATCGTATGATACATCAATGCCTTCTCCAGCAACAATTTGTGAAGAAACAATATCTTGTACACGCTCAGCATTTAATGTTACTGCGCCTGCTGCTACGGTAAAGTCTATGGCATCAAAACTTGCAACACCTTTATTAGATGAAGTTGCGTCTTCTGCTGATACTGTAATTGTGTTGTTTGTTACGGCAACGTCAATTCCTTCTCCACCTGCAACGGTTAATGTATCGGTTAATAAATCAACTGTGTCTGTTCCAGTGTCTCCAGCAATTGAAAGATTAGTTGCTACGTTTACTGTTCCTGCTGCAGTCAAACGACCTTGTGCGTCTACTGTAAATGTAGGAATTGCTGTTGTAGATCCGTATGATCCAGCTGTTACTGATGTGTCATCTAAATCAATTACTGTTGTTCCTGTTGAGTCTGTATACGTTGCGGTTAAGCCAGTGCCACCAGAAACGTATGCACCAATAGCATCTTGAATTACTTCTAGGGAGCCAGATGTTGGGATCCAGGTTGTTCCGTCATAAAAGTATACAATTTTATCTACTGTGTTAAAATATATTTGACCTTCTACTGGGCTTGAAGGCGCAGTACTAAGGTTTTGAATTCGAGCATTTTGTAATTCATTTTTGTTAAGGTCTAAGCTAACTAAAAATTTTCTTGCCATTTTGTTTCTCCTTTATGACAGGTATGCTGTCCCTGAAAATGGTTGAGCCATTGTCAGCCTTATTCTATCTATATCTAAATAGTCCAGTCCAGTTTCAACTGTTTCTCCAGAGCTATCTTTTGTTGTTACATTTGGGAAAAATCCAAGATTATGTGTTAGGGTTACTGAATATACACCATCGGTTGGTCCAACAACTTGAGCAATTTCCCATGAAGATGAGTATGAATACTCTGAGCCTTCTTGAATAAATTTAATAACAGTTGCTCCAGACCAACTTAAATCTGTAATCTTTGGTCCGTAGAAATCTGTTGTAACTGTGTTGTAATAAAAATCTCCAGTAACCCCTAGGTTATTTGATGGTGCAGAGACTCCATTTAATATAGTTCTTCCAGCAGGGCCTTGTGGTCCTGGTGATTTTATAATTACTTTATTTTTTACTTCTTTTACTATTACTTTTTCTGCTGACATTATATAGTTACCGATCTGCTGAGAGTTAAAAACCCTTCGAGGAGTTTTATTTTATTCCCGTTAGAATCGACAACCATAACGTCATAAGAAGATTTTGGATAAAAGAGTTTATTTGTCTGGGTAGGTGTCATTTTAATGGTTAGTGTTCCAGTTGCACCATTAATTGTTATACCACCAGAGGGTGATGTTAGTGTAAATGCTAGTTTGGATCCACCTTTAGTATCACGTACTTGCATCTTTGCAGTTGCATTTACTAAACTTATTGGTGTGACTTCGTCCTCTAAGGTGTATTGAACCTCAAAGGTAAAAGTAGCATTTTGATCTACTTCAAAATTCTTTTGTACTGCCATTTTCAAAATCTCCTAAAATAGGAAAACTCCTATGCTTATTTTAGCACAGGAGCTATCCTAATCGACTACTATTTTATTTTACTTTTTAAAGCCAAACTCTGTATTGCTTGGGCTTAGCGCCTTGAGAATAACTGGGGCAACTGCTGCAACTCCTGCTGCAATTAAATCCTTTGGATTTGTATTTCCAGTCATGTATAAAGCTGTAGCTGCTGCTAGGAATGCTCTTCCGTAAGTTCCTAGGGCTGCTAGTATTTGTTCTGTATAGCTATTCATATTATCTCCTTTTGGCTTTCGCCACTATATATTCTACCACTATGCGGTTATATCTACAATCTCACAGTTTCCGTCAGATGTGCATGCAAGGGTTTGATTTCCAGATGTTCCATCTTCCGTCTCGTAAAAAGAAAGATCAGCCCATCTAATTTCTTTAGGCATTTTGCCCAAAAGATCTAAATATTCTTCTTTAGATATCTCTTGATATGGAGCCTGCTTGTATGTATGCTCTGACATCGGTAAAAATGAGATTCCAGAAACATCGTCAAAATTCTTGTATACCCAAGCTCCTACTTCCATCCATTCGTCTTCTTTAACTGAAACGGTAATTGATGGCTTGTGCTCACACCAGGCACGTTGGTAAACTAACCAAATGTTTAAATGTTCAATAGCGGTTAGGTCATTTCTAACAATTGCACCTTCTGGTGCTTTTACTGGAAATGAAAATACGTAAGTTTCATTTGGCTTCATTACGTCATCCTCTACTGGAATACCTACTTCTTTTAAGAAAGTAGAAATTGGATCTCCCTTGGAGCCACGAACTGTTCGAATATAGTATGGAGAATGCCATGCATGCATTCCTGAAGACACCCCGACCAATTGAGATACTGTTCCTGATGGTTTTACGCATGTAATAGCGGCAGACTCTGGAATCCCAATTTTCCCAGCCTCATCTTTATTTTTTGCTCTTGCTGATTCTCTAAGTAAATTTAAAAATTCTTCCAAAGATTCCAAATTTTCTTTTCCAGACATAAACTTATGCCCAAATTGTCCAGTAAGAGATACTCCTAATAGTCGCTCTTCTTCTGTGTTGTCCTTCCAAATTTTACGAAGGTATTTAAAGTCTGTAAGAGTTGACTGCCATGTTCCAAGAATGGTTGCCAACTCAACTTTGCGTTCAATATCTTTCTTTGTATCATTTTCACGTAATACGACTTCTGAAAGATTACAAAACTGATAAGGACGTAAAATAATCTCTGAGCAAGGGTTAGTTCCATAGTGTATATCTGGATCTCTTCTTCCATATTTGGCTGCTTGGGCTTGAGCTGCGGCCACATTGTATATACCTCGTTCTCCAGACTTTGAATCATATAAAGATTTCCATTCTGCTATAAATTGTTCCATTTGTGGTTTTCTAGAATACGCCACTGAGTTGTTAGAGAGTGCACGTTGTGAATTGTGCTCCCACCAATTTCCAGTTTTTGCTTGTGCCATTTCAATATCATTAATATTAGAAAGAGAAATCAATGCAGATCTGCGTACTCCGCCAACCACTACAATTTCACCTATTTTACACATAATGTCGTGTGCTTCAATTGGCTTGAATTGTCTACCTGCTGCATTTTTAAATTTAGCAATTGTAAAATCAAAAAGATTAACTAAAGGCTGTGGGCCAGAAGATCTTCCACCCATAGTTTTAAGCCTTGCGCCTGCGGGACGAAGTTTGCTTACATCAATTGATGGAATCTGTCCAGTCCAAAGAAGTGCAAGTAATTCACGAAATGCTTTCGCCCAACCAGACTTAGAATCTTCAACAACAATTACCGTTGTAGATTTTTCAAAAGATTCTGGAATTATTGGAAGTTTATTTACGTATTTATATTCGACAGAAAACCCAACTCCAGTTCCACACATTAAAATGTACATTGTTTCGTCAAATGAACGGGGATTATCTACTGGTACAAATGAACAATTGTATCCCGCAACATGATCTCTCTCTAGCGCTGGGCCAGCGGTCATTACGGATCTCATTGATGGCATAACGTTTCTATCTAGCACCGCTTGTTTTAATTCTGTTATTAGTTTTGATGAAGGCTCATATGAATGCTCTTTAAATAAATGATCTAGCATAAAAGAAAAATAACGATCTACTGTTTCGCTCCAAGTTTCTCTACGATTTTCTTCTGGCATCCAACGTGCATATCGAGACAATGCAATAAAGTTTTCGTACGGGTTTTCAATAGATGTTGACATATAGACCTTTTCTTCCGCCTGCGGATTAATTAAATTTTTTGATGAAGTCTAAGTGTATCAAACTTTTATTAAGGGGTCTAGCCCTAGGAAAATTTTTTAAAAATATCTTTAAAAGCGTTTTCAGTCAACTGATCCCAATTGTAATCTTTATGTATTTTAGTTGACTGGGCAAAATAATAATTTGAATATGCTTTAAAATTAATAGACACGTCTCTCATAAGTTCAAGTAGATGTTGACGGTTTGGCTCAAAAACTTTTCCTTTGTGTGGAAATGGCCATGGTGAATCTATAATTTTTGATTTTAATTTTAGTGGACCAAGATATTTTTCGTAATGAGCCCATCCGCTAGTACAAATAGTTGGCATGCCAGTTGCTAAAGCTTGAAATGGAATAAAACCAAACCCTTCTCCATAGCTTGGGTAAATTAAAACATCATGTGAGTTGTATAGTTCGACTAATTTCTCGTTTGTTAGAACGCTTGTTATTAAATTAATATTTGAGTAAAGTTTTTCTGGTGTGCCGATTATGTTTTTGTCTATAAAATTATTGTAAACTCTTGTAGTGTTAATCTGGTCTGCTTTAATTGTTAAAGAGTATTGTGGATTATTACCAAATAAACTTATAAATGAATCTACAACCATTTGACCAGCTTTTCTTGGTGCTGGCTCGCCTACGTGTAAAAATTTTATTATTCCGTCATCTGGCCTTTTATAAGGTTTCCATATTGGGTCAATCCCATGTGGATAAACTTTGTCTACCTTGTATCCGTTATCTTCAAAAACATTTGCACACCAATCTGAAGTGGTCCAAATTTCATCGCAGGCATCCATGTATTCTTTCCAGTCTTCTGGTATTACTGTAGACTCCCACGGAGTATAACTAATTTGATATTGATTTTTATGTAATTTAAAATGCGATGGTTGTGAAAAATTAAACTGTACCTTAGACTTTGGGTCTTGAAATGGAACAAAGTGTCCCAGGTTATTTAGTGATTTAACTATATTCTCTCCCGCATATCCATACCCATTTTTGTTTTTTAGGTTAGCAATTACTGTGGAAAACGATATATTCATACACTCTTTCTGGTCAACTGGCTTGACACTCTTTAAAGCACAATGGTACTATTATAGTTCGTTATCTCTAAAGGAGGAAATGCCAATGGAGAAAGTAAAACAAAGACTTAGTGATGTTGTACATAACTGGGCCGCAATAGCAATAATAACATTATTCCTATTTTCCGTCCAGCCTGGACCAACTGCTACTCAGGCTTTAGAAGTAAAAGAAGAAAAAACCGAAATACAACTAAAAAGAGAAATACTAAGTAAGTTCAGCAATGATACTTATGAGCACTCCGAAATGCTTGCACCTGATGATCTAAAAGATCTACTATGGGCTGTGGGTTTTGAAGGAACTGCTTTAAAAACAGCTTGGGCTGTTGCTAGGGTAGAGTCTAACGGGAGACCGCTTGCTCTAAACGACAACAAATCAACTGGAGATAAATCTTACGGAATTTTCCAAATAAATATGCTAGGGCAACTTGGCATAGATAGGAAAGAAAAATTCGACTTAGTTTCAAATAAGGAATTATTTGATCCAGTAACAAACGCAGAGATAACGTATTATATGACTAAAGGCGGAAAAGATTGGTCATCGTGGCCTAACTCAATAGGAAAGGCCAAGGAGTTGATTCCTCAATTCCCTAAAGCTTAAGGAGCATTTTTGCGACAGATACAATATGTATCTCAGTATATAGCTTTATCAGAGGAGAGCCTTGTTCCAAAATTGGAATGTCCAATGGATCAGGGCTCTCTTTTCTGCAATTTAGATTTAGATGATAACATATTCTTGTATTGTATTTCTTGTGATTATAAAAACTTCATAGGAAGCTCTTTTTATGATAAAATTGTATTATTAGTAGATGGAGTTAAAAATGTCTGAAGCGCCAGTAAATCAAAATTTAGAAGATAACCTTCCAATGGTTGATTATATTATGCTACATAGAATATATGATTTGTTAACCCTTATAGCAAATGAGGTTGCTGGTTCTGAGAAGACTTCTAAGATGATTGAATACCATGAGCAAGGATATTTATTAGGTCCAGCCCCTTCTTATACTCCTGAAGGAGAATAAGTGGCAAATTTTGTTAACGACGTACAGTATAGCGATGATTTTTTATTTGAAATATTAGAAACTGTAAACAATGATCCCGCTACAAGTGGACTTTATGATAAAAATCATATTGCATTGTTGCCATTTTATGAGTTAGAGCATGGAATGCGTTTAAAGGATAATACCCTTATAAAAAAAATCTCAACAGATAACAAAGTAAATAGTAAAAGTTTTTATTTTATGCATATTCCAAAAAATTCTGGGCTGTCTCTTCAACAAGAATTAAAACAAAATTTTAAAGGACATCAAACTTTTATAAATCAAATATCATATATTAATGATGAAGATATGTTGAGATCTAAATTGATTTCTGGACATTTTGCATCATATCCTTTTTCTTTATACAAAAAAAATAATTTAAATTTATCTGGAATTACAATGCTTAGGGATCCAGTAGATAGGTGCATTAGTTATTTTATGCATACCTATAATATTTTTAATATTATGTTAAATAGAAAACCTGATTTCCCAACACAAAAAAGCTTTGATAGGTTTTTGTCTGAGCCCAGCAATTTAGATTTTATAACCAACTTTCAATGTAGAAGTATGACATCATCAATAAATTTTGAAGATTCTAACAAGTGGAGCACAGATTATTTATCTAATAAAATAAATAAATTTTCTTTATTCGCTAAAGGTAGTACAACTTCTCATTTTATTGAAAATAATAATAATGGTTCTTTGTGGAAAGAAAAATTAAATAATTTTGCTATAATAGGAACTACAGAAAATAGAACTTTGTTTTTAGACAGACTTTCTAAAATTTTACAAAAATCAAATTATAATGGTAATTTTTTAAATATCAAAAAAAATAAATCTTTATATAGCACGGGAGATATAAAAAAAATGTTAAGCCAAAATCAAATTAAACAGATTATAGATTTAAATAACTATGATTTTGAAATGTATGATTTTTTAATGACGAACAAAGGAGTCTGGGAATGTTAAAAAAAAATTTATACCCATTTTTTAGATTAAGCGCTAGATGGGTCGACCCTAGACATATTCCTATTACAAAAAGAGATGTTAAATCAAAAAATTTAGAAAATAAAATTCCAAAATTATATTTTCCATTAAATAGACATTATGGATTTTTTTTAAATACAGCAAAAGTATATGTAAAAGATATGTTGCGTTATGGAAAATCTTATTCTACCTACAGGGGAAGATATTTAGTAATTTATATTTTTTCTCCACAGGGGGCTTGGGAAATTTTAGCTGCTAAGCAAAAATCTTTTATTAAAGGTCCTTTGTGGGGCAGGGCACGTAGACTTCTTGGCAATGGATTGCTGGTTAGTGAGAATCCAGATCATTTTGTTTTTAGAAGAATGACAATGTCTAGCTTTGATCATAAAAAATTATTAAGCATGTCTAATATAATGTTTAACATAACTAAAAGTAAAATTGATGAATTAAAAAATAACAAAAAAGAAATTGAAATTCGTTCTGAGATAAACTCTTTGGCTTTAGATATTGTTAGTAGGTGCGTCTTTGGAGTTGATGTTCAGCATAACTCTGAGTTAATAAAAGACGAGTTAACTGTGTCGGTAAATGCTATGGATCGAACACAGAATCCATCCTTAACAAGGTTTGAAAATATGAATATCCCTTACTTTAAAAACTTTGTAAACTCAACTGTATTTATGTATGAATTTGTAGAAAAAGTGTATGAAGATAAAATCAAAAGCAATTTAGATGGAGACGACCTGCTATCTATATATATAAACAGCACAGATGAAGATGGTAATAAAATGTCTAAGCATCAAATTTTAGATGAAATGCTTACTGTAATCCTTGCTGGATTTGAATCTACATCAAACACTCTGGTATGGGCTTTGGCTTATCTAAACAGGCATCCAGAAGAATATAATAAATTAATTGAAGAATCTAAGAGTATTTTTAACTCTGGTCTATCCGAAGAAGAGGTGCTACAAAAAATTATTAGCGCCCCCGTTTGTTCTAGTATTTTAAAAGAAACATTAAGACTTTGCCCTCCTATTTGGAATTTGCCTAGAATGGCAAAAGAGGATGTTGAGGTAGATGGAAACTTTATTCCAAAGGGTTCGTTTGTAATTGTAAACCCATATGTTACTCATAGAATACCAGAAATATACCCAAACCCTGAAAAGTTTATACCTTCTAGGTGGGATGGGGATTTTGAAAAAAACTTGCCTTTAGGTGCATATTTCCCGTTTAGTGAAGGTAATAGAAAATGCATTGGGGACCAATTTGCAATGATAGAAATGAAAATAATTCTTTTGGCAATGTCTAACTCATTTAAAATAAAAACTTATGGGAAATTCCCCAGAGGTATAGATAGGGTGACTTATCGTGTTGCAAAACCATTAAGGGCTAAAATAAAAAATCATTGACTTTGGAAAATAATAATTATACAATTGTTTTGTAAGTCGAGCTTAGGCTCCTTACTTAGCTACAATAAGTAGCAAAACCCAATCGGATCCGCCTCTGATTGGGTTTTCTATTTAAATAGGTGTATAATTAATTCATGAGTCCAAGATACTTTGCTAAATTTAGTAACAACCCTGGTGCTGAAAGCAATTGGTATCATTTTGCTGGCGAACATTTTCAGCCAGGCGACCCTGAATATAAAATGTATTTAAAATATAAAATATTCAAATATAGATTAAGAAAACTATTTCGACTTAAATAAGTGCAATTGCAAAAATTGAAGTGCTCGGCGGCGGTAGAGAAGAACATATAATTTTACCCATATAGCCAATGTAAGAGATATACCTCTAAATTGCTCTATAGGGCTTCTGAGAAGGTTTTAGCTATATACCCATACCCATACATGCATAGGGCCTTAAAATGGCTTTAAATCAATTTCTGGAATATATCCTATTATTCTAGTTGACTAAGATATTATATAGACTTATTAATTTTTCTCTGGTGAGTTCTGACCCTATGACAATTAGAACATACTATCTCACATTTAGCTATTTCTAGATCTATTCTTTTCTTAGATAGGGTCACAATGAGTTCTGATACGTTTGCTTGCTTCCGCCCACGCACATGATCAAAATCCATTACGTAATAGGGAAAACTTTCTTTACAATCCATACATGGAGTATTAGATTTTAGGTCCTGAATATATCTGGCTAGATAAGCTTTTTGTTTAGCTATGCTAGTCTTTTCAGACTTCATAGTCTTATTATATATTATGTTCTTTTAATGTATATCTGGGTATTTAGATTTTTTAGCAAACCCCCCCTCCCCCCTAAGTTTAAAAAATCTTCTTAGAAAGACAGGGAGGGCGATTACATCTGGTATATCTGAGTTCCTTAGTGTAACCCCCCAAAACCTTGCCTAGTATAACATTATAAAAATTTTTCTGTCAAATCTGGATCCCTAAGTCTTTTTGCCTATTTTTAATAATTTTAATAAGCGCCTCATATTTGTCATTTACAATAGATAAATCAACCGCCTTTTCAAATTCACTTAATATAATATTATAATTTTTTTCTGTTTTAGAGCTTGGCAAAAATAATTCAACTTTATCCATCCTGTAATTGAATACAATGTTTCTAGATGGAATTTGATTTAAAAAATTAAAATTTTCTACTAGACCCAAAGAATATATTTTATTTATGCTTTCAAAGACTTTTTTTGGATTATTTTCTAGTTGATCAAAAGTATATGTTGTTCTATTATCTATATCTAGCATTAGTGAATCAAGAAACATATTGTATTCATTAGTTTGTCCAATAAAACCTCTTAAAATAGCATCGCTATCTTCGCCCCTTAATGGGGACATTACTATGTTAGAAACAATACAGTCTTTTGGGTTTCTTAAAACAGTAACTGGATTAGGCTGGTTAATATTTTTTTCAACGTTCCAATTTTTTTTAACAACCAAAAAATTGTTTATTGTTAAATTTTGCCTTAAATAAGTAGTTCCAGACCTAGGAAAATTTTTTATGCAAACTAAGGGTTTCGGCCAAAACCCATTTTCCATAAAGTCTACATCATCGTATAAACTTAACTTAGACTTTATCTCTTCTACTTGGCTATTTTTTCCCATCATATCATTTTTATATAAATGTCTGAATGCATGACTTCACCAATGACAAATGCGCTGATAGCCCATTGAGGATTTTCTGATAAAAATTCATTCACAGCAGCAACGACCCCAGTATATTCATTAGTAAAATGATCATATACTATATAATCATTAAATCCTATAACTCCACCTTTATTTAAATGAGCTACGGCAAAACTTAAACAATATTTTACAAAATCAAAATCATGGTTTGCGTCTATGTAAATATAATCATATTTTTTTTTGCTTGCAATTAAATTACTTTCTTTTATGTGAATTGTTTTTTGAATAATTTCAATATTTTTATTATTTTTATATTTATCTTTAATATAAGAATAATGCGTTTTTCTTGTAAATCTTTCCGAGTCTGGGTTGTCATAGTCGTCTGACATGAAATGATCAACTAGTGTGATTTTTTTGGGAAAAAGTGTTTTTATAACCATGTCAGTATATCTCCCCGCCAATACGCCAATTTCTAAATAGGAATCTATTGGATTTTGATCTTTAAGATAGTCTATTTTGTCTGCATATATTTTTGCATTTTTTAGCATGTTGTTAGACAAAGGCACAAATTCTATATATTCTTTATTAGACATTATTACATTATATCAAATAATGATACAATATAACAATGCACCCACTAACACCAAAAGACTATATGCCCAGAAAAGATCTGTTAAAAATAGATAATATAACAGAAATTATAGGAACTGGGACTGATAATATTAAAATAATAGAAAATTTTTTATCCGAAAAAGAAATTTCTACTGCATTAACCTTTTTAAAAAAACACCCAGTTAATGAAAATGCTACCCACTCGTATTCTTTGCAGCAGATACAGGGACACTCATCATCATTAGATGAATTATTTTTTGGAGAAATGATGGGAAGAAAAATGGTCGAGTTAGGACAAAACCTTTATGGGCAACCATTAATAAAAGATAGACCGTTTTTATATGTAACACATCCAACTGGAACATACATCGATCCACATACAGATATACTAGACGTAGACGATCCAGATTACGATACCCCCAGTTTTGATGAACAGGTAAAAGAATTTCCCTATTTATGGAGCGGACACCTATCAATACTTGGCTATCTTAATGACGATTTTGAAGGCGGAGAACTTTATTTTCCAGAACTAGATTATGGTTTTAAGCCAAAAAGGGGTTCAGTTGTGCTATTCCCTGGAAACTTACATTACGTACACGGCGTAGCTCCAATAACAAGTGGAGTTAGATATACAATATCTCAGTGGTGTATATTTAAAAACTTTATATCTAAACCATCCTAAATAAGTGCTAAAAAAGTGCGGCGGAAGTAGAAGACATGTTTGAATCATGTTCTTGCTTAATCTGTATAAATCTATTTGCAGATTTCCTTGTTTGATTTAAAAAGGCATATAAAGCATTTCTATAGTGATCCCCAGTGCCAGATAAAATTAAATTTTCAACATCCCAATATTTTAGTACTGGGTATATAACTTCATCTAAATGAATACTGGGGTCATATATTCCCGCAAAAGCTAAAGCGTTACCCATTTCTCTATATCCTGGAATTTGATGCTGAGGGTAGTCAAATCCTGTAATAACATTGGATATGGCTTCCATGCCAACATCTGGATTTATTTCAAGTGCAGCTTTTACAAGATTTCTATATACCATAAAGTGCAAGTTTTCATCCATTGCAATTCTTGCCATTAAGGCTTCACCAATAGGCTCATTAGTAATTTTTGCGGTATGTTTATGAATAACCCTGGTTCCAAGTTCCTGAATAGTGGTGTATACAATAGTGTGTATCATATCATTTTTATAAGATGGGATTTTAAACCTTTTCCTCATGTGCTCTAGTCTTAAATTTTCTAATTTCTTTGGGTCCAGAACACGAGTCGTAACTATATAATCTCTTAGTGCAATTGAGTGACGATTTTCGTCGGCAGACCACAGATCAACCCATGTTCTCCAAGGCCCATCTTTATCAAATGCATAAGTAAGCTCAGTATGATATGCAGGCAAATTATCTTCTCCCAATAAAGACATCAATAGAGAGTCTTGTACAACTTTACTTAATTTTGACTGAGATTCGTCAAAATCTTTCCCACCCATTCTGGAGAAATTGCTTCCGAGATCCCAAGGAATATACTCATGTGGATACCACATTTTAGAAACAGAGTTATGCCTATTCATTTCATTTTCAACAACTGGTTCTAGTTGCCTTGTAATATCAAGAATTAATTTAGCACTATTCATTAATTTCAGTCACCTTAAAATTATCCCAAACAACAAATGAAGTTAGAGGTCTTACCTTTTTGTCTTTACTAGGCTGATGATGGTTCCAATAAGAAATTTCTTGTTTATTGGCAGTTTCTATGGCTTCCTCTTCACTGTTTGCCATAACATCTATTTCAAAATATTCTTCTACCTTATGAAAGACTTTATACGCCTTGCTACCTTTTCCAAATTTTTTATTAGGCTCCACTAAAAATGTATATTCCCAAAATTCTCCATTTAAAACCTTAAATCTAACGCCCCGTTTAAAAATTATAGACGCACCAGCGCATAAGTCATGAACTGGACCATACTCCTCTGGGAAATCCACCGTAAAAAAATTTTTTCTGGCAACCAAAGCTTTTACGTAAAAAGGATCTTTACTATCACTCCCATACATAAACTTACTTAATACAGTTTGATGTATTTTTTTTTCAATATCTAAATAATTTTCCAAGTTTAATGCGCCAAATGTATTAATATTTGTTACTATAACTGAGGGCTTTTTATCATCCATTAATAAAGTATATCATTATATAATCCTAGTCGACTAATATATTCATATTTACCAAAATGTTAATAATATTTTATTATGTATGATACACACATTTAAAATGTCCGATTTGTCCAGATAGAGCGACCATATGTGAGGAGTATCACACGATTATTGAAAATATCTTCATGATTTTTGCGACACGCCGAGCCATAACCCCTAAAATGTCAGTCCCCCATGTTAGGATTATAGTATAACAAAATAAAGAATTAGAGCGTGAGCCTAGCAAATAATCCCGAAAGGGTGAGCCTAGCAAATAACCGCTCAACCTAACGAAAGGAAATAAAATGAACGATTACCTAGATTACCTAGATGATATCTACGAGGAATTAGTAGATGAGTTTGGACATGAGGCAGAAGCCGAGTGTGTCCATAATCACACCGCTAAATAAAGCGTGTCGTGTTGATAATGTCAGTCAGTAATGATAGTCTTACCTTAATGAACAACCTAACGAAAGAAGGACAGAAAATGGATAAACTAAACGAGGCACTAGAAGCCTTACAACAAGCAAACAAAGTGTTTGCTGAAATGTTCGACATAGACGAGAGCGAGGCTAACTAATGTTATTTTTTGATTGGGTAGAGGATTATCCTCACATTGTTTTGCCTATCGTGTTAGGCACGATAACTATAATTGCTATTGTCGGTGCTATTGTTAGTGGAGGTAATAACTAATGAAACTAACCTACTCAATTTGGCAAGGCTCTTTACAAAAGGGCACACTAACCGCTAAGAGCATTAAAGAAATTACTGCTCTAGTTAATGAATTAAACGAGGCAAACCCTCCGTTAAAATTCGAATACCTAATACACAAGATAGAGCAGGTGAATAACTAATGATGACTAAATGGGACACTATCCAAGCGGACATAGCAGACGCTTACACCTACTTAGACGAGGCGGAGGTATTGGATAAACACAATACAGAAGCCCTATTTGATGAGGACATGATTAGCATGGACGAGGTAATTGAAAATGAATTAACACTAGATTGGGAGGCATACGAATAATGAACTTAGAATTATTTATAGATAGCGAATACTTTTCTCTATATATTAACGGGCTATGGCCTAATGGTGTCGGTATAGATATCCCGACATGGCTACTAGTTGGCTCTATTGCTTTTATTTATTCTATCGTATTACTTAGGAGAGATAAATGAAATCACAATTCGAAAAGGATTTAGAATTAAAGGAAAGCTTCTGCCAGATGTTAGATGAGATTTATCCTACTTATAAAATCGGAGTATCAACATTCACCGCCAGCGAAATCTTAGAGTGTTGCGATCCGATTGCGTTCTCTATTGGTTTAATTGAGCATGAGGAATATATGCGTGAGGAAGGTCACATAGACTAGACGGCGTGTCGCCTTGACAAAAGGCGGAAGCGCCCACAAAAGCTGTGGGGGCAAAATGTGATTTAAGACACATTTTAAAAAAACCCTGAAATTTGCGGCGTGTCGATTTGACACGATTTTTGTGATTAAGAACACATGACTTGAGCGTCTCAAAATGTGGAATTACTGGCTAGTAGGTAGAGAATTGTCGGTGGCTTCCGCTATAATTGCGGTATAACGAAAGGAAGTGGCTAACAATGGCTAACTTATACACAATACAAGATTTACTAATTGGTAAAATCTATAACTCAAAAACTCTGCGTGGAGAAATTATCTCAGCAGATAAATCAGATATTTTTTATGAAAATGCTGAAGGATATTTGGTTCAGGTTAAATCTGATACTGGTAAATATACTTACCGAAATATAGCAGTTAAGGTTGGTGAGTAAATGGGATACATAGAAATTTTTAGATTAGATGAGCAGGGTGCTGGCTGGGTAGATTTATCTCAAGCCACCCCGCAAGAATTACTAGATTTAGAAATCGGATTATTTCAGGAAGGTGCGCTCTAGGGCGTGTCTATCCCGAAATTGTCGGTGGCTTAGGCTATAATTACATTAACAACAACGAAAGGAAAACTAAAGTGGGAAATATACTAGAAATACTTGCCGTATCTTGTGATGAGTGTGGCGGTGCTGGCTTCATATTTTGGGGCGATGAAAACAATTACGATGTAGAGAGTTGCGATTGCGCTCTAGAAATATGGGGTATCTAATGTATAGACTAGATACTTACTATGATGGCGAATTAGAATATACATTTCAATTCGCTGACGCATTACAAGCCTTTGAGGCTTTCGCAAAATGTTATGATGTTGGATTTGCTAATGAATTCGCAACATATAATTTATCTATGCCAAATGGCAAAATGTATACTAAAAACTTTAATCGGATTGGATTGGTGTCGCAGAAATGATGACCCGTAAAGATTATATTGCTACTGCTGAAATTATGAAATATGTTTCAGATAAAACTCACCCTGCTTTATTTTCTAAAGTAGTTGTGGATTTTGCTTTAATGTTTGCGAAAGATAATCCTAAGTTTGACGCTAACAAATTTTATAGCGCAAGCGGTTATCGTATTCCGCAATTTAATTCTAAATAAACGGCGTGGCGTCTTGACAAAGGCGCCAGCTGCGCCCACAAACCCTGTGGGGGCGTTTTGTGATTTAAGACACATGCACAAAATCCCCTGGATTTTGTGGCGTGTCGATTAGGTAATGTCGTAGGCCTCTGTTATAATTCTTATCCAACCAACGAAAGGTCAACTCATGAACGATATTAACTCATGCTACTGTACTAACTATTCTATTTGCACAATTTGTGCCCGTGGCTATTCTAGCGAAGGCATGGCCGTGTATGATCGTGATCTAGCGCAAGATTGGGCCATGTCAAGAATGGCTGATGCAGAAATGGGGGACCTATGATGTCAGACGTAGCTGATACAATTCCACTTATGTTAAAAAGATCTAATGATCGCAAGGTTACTAACCTTGTATCTAAAAATGGCAAGACTTCTGCCATTGCTAATACTTTCGGCCTGCCTGCGGGTAAGGAATTCTCATGCCCTGGCGCTACTAGCATATGCGAAAGCGTATGCTATGCGGGTAAGTTAGAAAAAGTATATAAAGGCGTTAGAGACGTGCTCATTCACAATTGGAATTTACTTAAGGACGCCGACGAGCCTACTATGGTGGACCTAATAGAAAATATGATTAATGATTTTAGAAAAGATTGTGAAAAGAAAAATGCTAAGTTATTATTCCGTATTCATTGGGACGGAGATTTCTTTAATGATACCTATGCACGTGCATGGCAATATGTTATTTTAAACAATACCGATATTCAATTTTGGGTGTATACACGAGTTAAGTCTGCAGCGCTCATCCTAGACGGTATTGAAAACTTATCTCTTTATTATTCAACGGATGATGAGAATAAAGATATAGCGCATGATCTACGCAAGACTGGTACTAAAATTAGATTGGCCTACTTAGGTAAAACCTTTGCCGTTACCGAAAATACTATGAAAGAATTAATTGGTAAGCCTGGCGCCAAATGTCCTGAAAATAATAAAAGCATTCCGTTAATTTCCACTAGTGGCAGCGCATGCGTGTCGTGTGGATTGTGTGTTTATGGAAAAGCTGATATAAGATTTTCTGCAAGTAAAAAATAAATGGCAGCAACTTTAGGACAAATTTTTGGGGCCCTAATAGGGTTGGTATTAGTGGCCCCATTCATAATTTTTATGTATATATCTCTTAGAAGATTTGATGTTGATCGAGACGGGACTAATGATTACTAAAAGGCGCCCACAAAGCTGCGGGGTCGGGCGTGTCGTTAAGGGTGTGATACAAATCACCCTGGAAAATACAGGCGTGTCTTAAAAAATGTCAGTTAAGTCTGCTATAATTCCAATCTAACGAAAGGAAAACAATGGGATATAACACAGCGTCAGACTTAGCAGAGAGTTTTGACTTAGACCAAGCAATTCTACTTCATCTAAGAGGTAATCATTACCCACCCGTTCCATCATCTATGGTAGCACCATGTATTGATGCTATTGATGCTTATTATGCTGATGAACTTAATCAGTTAATTAAACTGCCTGAAGGAGTATTGTGGAAAGGCAAGCCTGAAGCCCCTGCCTATGCGATTATAGAGGCTCATCATCTACAAGCGTTTTTACCTGAAACCGACTTCTAATTGTCGGTGGCTGGTGCTATAATAAACCCCTAACGAAAGGAAACAAATGGAAATCGGAACAACATACACAACCACCACAAGTGGTATTACTGGAGTTATCAAAGCAATAGATAACCACCCAAGCGGAGTTAATCGTATTCTGCTTGATGTAAATGGAACAGACCGCTGGACAAGCGTTAAAGCATAACAAACCAACCCACCTAACGAAAGGAAACACAAATGGCAAGAGGCAAAGCAATACAGGTAAAAATCGCAACAACTAAGGTTATCAAAGCCTTAGAAGTAAGATTAGCCAAACTAGAGGCTGATTACACAAAGCAAGACGAAAACGAAGCCAAATACCAAAAGGCTTTAGAGAAGTGGCGTAAGGAAATTGGCAAGTGGGCTATTGCTAATTTTACTAAATCAGAAAACCTACGCACCAACTATCGTCAATGGAACAAAACTCTCAATGTTGATTTTGATATAATTATTGACGAGAAAGATTTTCCTGCTGAACCAACTAAGGACTACGAGCAACTACATCAGCACTCTTATCGTGAGATGAAAGATGAGATGGAAAATGCTATTCGTATTCTTAAAATGACCGATGAGGAAACTGTAAATGCTTCCACATACAACGCTATTGCTCGTTATCTTTAATTAGATAATCATAAGGGTGGGTGCGTGGGCGATAGACAACACCCACCCCTTATGGTATAATTTTTATCCCTACTAACAAAGGAACACAATGCGGTATCGTGTAGAAATCTATGATGCTAATAAAGCTCATGATCTAACAATTTATTCTGCAAACAGTTACAACCGTGAATCATTAACTAAACTGGTTAAACCTAATTTAAGCAAATTTGAAGGCAACGTTAAAGCATATGTTGTTGATACACAAGACAACAAAAAAGTATTTGCTGCATTCTTTCCAGAAGAGATACAAAACTCAATCTAATAATCTTGGGCCAGGCTTTTATGTTCTCCTGGCCCATCTTCCCCTGCGCCCAAGCTTGAAGGCTTATCCACAACGTTACGGCAGCCTGTGGAAAACCCCCAAAATTTATGTCAAATAAGATAGACAATGTCAGTGCCCCCTGTTATAATAAACCTAACAAACAAACGAAAGGATAAAATGGCTCATAATCTCGAAGAGCAAGATGGTCAAGTAGCATTTGCGCTGCGTGGCGCTCCTGCTTGGCATAATCTTGCAAATCGCATTTTCGCTCAAGATGAAAATGTAACTACCGCAACAATGCTTGAAGAAGCAAAGTTAAATAACTGGAATGTCCGCTTGTCGGATGTTGCAGATCATATCCCAAGCACATGGAGAAATACATCAGATAATTTCTATGTGATTCGTGATAACCCGTTTGATCAAGGCACTGATGTTTTATCAGTTGTTGGCAAGCGTTACAAAACCGTTCAGAATGAAGAGTTATTTGCATTTGCTGATAACGTTCTGGACAATGATGCTGCAAAATGGGAATCTGCTGGCTCAATTAAAAAGGGCAAAGTTGTATTCGGCTCATTAGATATTCCACGTGAAATCGTATTAGACCCACAAGGTATTAACGATAAAACTAAGTTATATCTAATTGTATGGACATCTCACGACGGTTCAGTTGCAGTTCAAGCAGCAATCACACCCGTTCGTGTTGTATGCCAAAACACTCTTAATCTTGCAATGAAGGGCGCTAAGCAATCATTCAAGATTCGTCATACACAAACTGCTGAAGGCAGAATTGTGCAAGCCCGTCAAGCATTGGGATTAACATTTGCATATGCAGATGCATTCCAAAAGGAAGCGGAAGAATTATTCAAGCAATCAGTTACCGATAAGCAATTTTCGGATTTGATTCGCAATCTATATCCAAAGCCTGAAGCAGATGTTAAGGGCGCTTTAAAGAAGTGGGAGAATAAGGTTGTTCTAATTGATGACCTTTATCATAACTCACCTACCAATAACACAATTAAAGGTACTGCTTGGGGTGCGTTTAATGCATTGACTGAGCGTTTAGATTATTACCGTACCGCCCGTACTGGTAATACTGAATCGCTAAATGCTGGTGCAAGTGGATTCGATCCAATACTAACTGCAGAGAAGAATAAAATTCTTAAAGCAGTTAAAGCGTTAGCCTAAATAAATGGGGCCCGAAAGGGCCCCACCATTGGCCCATTAGCTCAGTTGGTTAGAGCGCTACCCTGTCACGGTAGAGGTCGACGGTTCAAGTCCGTTATGGGTCGCAACGCCCCCAAAGCTAAAGGCAGGATTTTTTTCTTACGACAGGCATAATATTTTCCCCGAAATCCTTGTAATTGTCAGTTGGCACTGATACAATTGCGCTATTCAACGAAAGGAATAATATGCCTAACTGGGTGTATAACACATTAACAATACAAGGTCCAAAGTCTGAGATAGATTTTATCAAAGATAAACTTAACGAGCCATTTATGGTATGGCACGATAGTTGGAATTCTGAAACTATGCAAATGGAAGTAACTGAATCTACCTATTCTAATCCTGTCTTTGCATTTTGGAATATACATTCTCCATTACAAGACGGTATTACAATGCAAGAATATATTCAACAACCTACACGACTAGGAACAGACACGAGTGCACCTGACTGGTTTGCTAAAGAAGTAGCACATGCCATGACACAAAAAGATTGGTATTCATGGAATACAACTAACTGGGGAACTAAATGGGATGTTGCAATATCAGACGGAGAGAAGTATCCTGATACTGAGTTGCTTGAATATAAATCAGAGGGTGATGATAACTGGTTGGTATATAAATATAATACTGCTTGGTCACCTGCTGTAACTATCTTAACTAAACTAAGTAATCTTATTCCTAACTCTCTACTAACCCTTGAATTTGAGGAGGAGACAGGTTGGGGTGGCGAATATGAGATTGTCCGTGGTGAAGTTAAAGAAAATCTAGAATATACCAATATGTGCTATGCCTGCCAATCCCATGACACAATAGATTATTGTGAAGAGGGATGTGGGGAATTCTGTTCATCTTGCAAAGAAGGCTCTTGGATAGACGAAGAGGCTATGGCGCAATGTCAGACCCATAAGGTATACTTAACCACTACCAAAACGAAAGGAATATAATGTTAGACAACTTAGAAACATCAATGTCAGTACCTCACGAGTATAACTCTAATCTACTTGTAACCTACAAGAAGATTGCAGGAACTTATGCAGCACCTGAAGCACCTGAATATATTACTCAGAAAGTAGTTGACTTAGAGTGGGCCCTTGAACAAGGTCGCCGTGCTGATGATTTATACAATGGCCTTAGACTTAAGGTTAATGAGTTAGAAGAACTTCTAGTTGAATTGTATAATCCTAATTATACAAAAGAGGAAGCGCTTCAACAAATAGCAGAACTGTTTGACTTTGAATTATCAAAGACAGTTACAGTAACTGGAACTATTAACTTTGAAGTAACAGTTCAAGTACCACTTGATGAGATTGATAACTTTGATGCTCATTACAAACTCGGAGATGAACTTTCATTAACATCGTATGGCAGCGAAGTTGAAGTAAATGATTGGTCAATCGAAGATACAAATGTGGATTGGGACTAATGTACTTTGAACTTACTGCTCCGAACCAGGTAGCCTTTAAGCGGGCTATCTGGGAAGCGGACATAACTGGATTAGATCCACAAGAAATGGATTCATTGACTTTCAACATTGGAACTGGTAGTATTGAGAAGGTAAGTCGCATTCGTGATAAATATAATTTAAAAGAAACTTATTTATCTCAATTCGAACCAACTGGATACTCAAGGAGAATATAATGTCAGATTACAGAGATGGATTTCAAGACGGGTATAAATTTGCTCGTGAAGAGATCATTGATAAACTAAGAGAAATTGATATCTCTGACATTGACGGGTTCTTATTAGATAAACTATCTGACATGATTGAAGGTAACAAGATATGAGCGAATGGATTAAATGTGATGTTTGTCCAGCTCAGGCAATGCACCTTGTTAGAGGAACCACTGGCGAGCTGACATTTTGTGGCCACCATTACAATAAAGACAAAGAGGCCCTAGACAAATGGGGCTATGAGATGATAGAATTAAATAAAAAGGAAGAAACACCTCAACTAGAAAAGGCGGAAATATAATGGGAGACAGAGCAAACTTTGGATTCGTCCAACCTAACGGAAACACAATTGTGTTATACGGCCACTGGGCTGGACACAATATGCTTGGAAAACTAGCAGACGCTGTCATTAAGGCACGTCCTCGCTGGAATGATGGTTCATATGCAACACGTATCGCAATCAGTCAAATGGTTGCAGATGAATGGAATATGGAAACTGGATGGGGACTATACGTAAATGAGATTGGCGATAATGAGCACAAGATTGCTATCGTTGATTTTAAGCAACAGACATTTAGTCTTCACGAGTGGGCCCCACACAATGACTTAGACAACAAAGTCCTAGGGATGAATAACAATCCAATATTTACAATGGATTTATCAGTCTTCTGCGAGAAGTATGCAATGGAAAACATCCTAGTCGTCTAGCATGATATAATATTAATAGGCCATGGTGCCTATTATATGAAGGGTGCATCTACTCTAGGTGCTAAGTAAAGCAGGTTTTTCCTTTCGTTGAGGTCCTAGCAGCCCTTCTCTTAACCCCCGTGACTCTAAGCATGGGGGTTTAGCTTTGCCCCCAAAAGCGGAGGGTAGCATATGTTGTTTACGGAAGTCAAATATATTTCCCTGAAATCTCAAGCTTTGGACATGTGGTGTGAAACACACCTATATTCTATATACAATGTCGGTGGTCTGTTATATAATTAAGGTCCTAGCGAAAGGAATATAATGCCTGAACTATTTATAGATACTGTAGCAGAGCACATTACAGGTGCAATGCAACAGGAAATAGCAGAACAATTGTTTGAAGATTGGTCTAATAAGAATCTAGATGAAGGTGCTGAATATGCTGAATATGAATTCATGCAATATGCCTCACCTGAATTAAAGCAAGAATATAATAAGTTCTATTCTTACATTGAGGGAAATGAGTATTATCTATGTTAGGTTATACATATAAAGATATACAGAACTTTGGTAATAGTTTAACTGTTGCTATTGATTCCGCTTCCGACCCTGATGTTAAGCAAGGTCTATTAACCATATGGGATTTTTTCGAGGGCCTACTAGCAGAAGGGTATATAGATGAGAACACTTACTACGGATAAGTTAATAGAATATATGAATATTCATTTAATTAGTCTTAACCAGGATATGGATAAAGATTTGAATGTTGAATCTAAGATCAATATCCAAGGACAAATTATGGCTATAGAACATCTACTGGAGTATGCTAATGAGTTATAAGGATACTCTATTGGAACCCCACCTACAAAAATTAGTTGACCTGGGAGAATCAGGTACTGATATCATGCATGGTCACATGAAGAATCTAATGTATGAATGTGAAACAAAACTATTAGACATATCTGAATTACAGGATATGCCTGAATATAAATATCTTTCAGGACGTATGGACGCATTGACAGAAATATACATTATGACGTATAATTTAGCCTTCGCCATAAACGAAAGGACTGTATCTCGTGGATGATTTGCAATATGACAGAGGCCAAAAAGTTAAAATGCAATTGGACCAAATTGTCAATACCTTAAATAGCGTTGATGTAGCCATGTCATTAATATGGGTATGGGCATGGGATTTAATTAGAGATAAGTATCAGTCTCATGAATTTATTACTGAGGGTTCTGAGTATGTAGTTAGTACTGGAGTTACCTTAGATGTTATATGGAATAAACTTTGGGAAAGCCCGCCCTCCGATTTTACCCTGGAGTACGGGGCAGACCAAATGGACGAGGCTGTAATGGATTGGATGATTGATAACAACTTCCTTACCCTCCTAGATGATGATGATTGGTTAAACGAGAGTTCTGACGTGGAGTCAGATGATGTACAACTTAATATGGAATGAAGGAACTAGGCTTCAAGGCGGAGCTCAGGGCAATTAGAAAGAGGATCTACAATGGCAACAAAGCGTGAATATCTAAAGTCAAAAGGCATTACAGTGGGCGTCCGTGGACGTTTCTCAGGTGCCGCTAAGCAAGCTCTGTCAGAGGCAGAGAAGAACGGCGTAAAGTTTACAGCTGAGGTAAAGACTAAGTAAACTAACTAACATTGGGTAGGGTCTGTACTGTCCTAACGCTATTGACCTTACCCAACCTAGTATGATAAAATGACGGAGATTAGAAAAGGCGGATATGGCAAAAAGAATACAAGAAGAAAAGATAGCAGAAGCATTAGCAGAGGCAGTAGATAACAATTGGTTTAATCCTACATTGTGCGCTGACCTAATTGTTAATCACATGCCGCTATATACTCAAGACCGACTAATGATTTTAATATCAGAGGTCATAAGGCAACAAGCCTTGAGGTTTGAAACTGAGTGGGAGCATGGCTATACATCTGACGGCTTAATGCTATCAAGTCATTTGGCTGAAGTAATAGAGGCTCATCAACGAGGTCTGGATATCTAATGACCAAGCCTGTAGGAGCCAAGCAGCGCAAGCCTAGATCAGGTGGACGGGACAGGAATCATGCCCTTGCAGCTTTTAGAAAAGTAAAGCGGGCAGAGAAAAGAAAGAAGTCCCAATTCCAAGAGTACTATGAATCAATGTGTGGTCCAGTAACTATAACATATAAAGAAGTAAATTTAAATAAGTAAACATCTGGGACATGTGATCGATTTGTACATGTATGTACATTTTGATATACATTGTCCCATTTGTTATATCTGAGTAAGGGCAGAATTTCTTCTTTACGACAAGCTATAAAAAATCCCTGAAAATCTAGGATAATCTAATATAAATGTATATTAATCTTATTAAACATATATAGAATCTATTAAAATATATATAAAATGTGGGCAAATTTTCCTATTTACGAGACATGTTTCTATATCCTGGAATACATTATATGATCACATTTGGATAACATTTGGCTCAAAGCTCTTGACAATATGGCTATTATATGCCATGTGGGTCAAAGTGGAGCATTACGGGGAGTTGTGGGGGATCGCTCAATTACATGTATATCTATCTGAGTATATATCGATAACATTTACGTTATAATTAATAGTATTTACTTTGGTAGATATGATGTAGATATGGCTCTAAAAAGGCTTTAAAGGGGGTTTATAGAGATGTATATGAGAGGGGGGAAGCTAGGATATGGAGCATATTTTAGCCATTAGTATGGAGTTTCTCCAGACTCTTTGGCTATGGCTATTTGCTCTCTTTGCCATGTATGTAGTATATCGATCTGATTCTGAGTATATAGACATTGAGTACATAGTGAATATACGAGATCACCTTTAGTATATAGATATAGATCCTTATTGAGATTACATACGTTACAGGTCACTTCAGCTTCCGCCTTTTATTTGATTTCTTCTTAGGATATATAAAGTCTATGTAATCATTTCCTTTGGCCCAAGCTTTCTTCCTACTTACAAATATAGCTTGTGATCTAGCTCCCAAAGAATTTTCATAATACCATAATCCAGTATTCTCATCTTTACCTACCTTGACCCATTTTTTTATAGGCTCTTTACTTATAAAGTCTGTTCCCACACTAGTCATTTCAACTTTCCCGCCTCAAGCTCATCAATACGCTTTTTAATAGGCTTAAGCATGTGTATTACCAAAACAAAATCTAATGCTAATCCCAATCCTAATCCAAAGAAAAACCAAAGTAGTGAATTCATGGTTTACGCCTTTTATTGATCAAAAATACAGCTAAGGTTATAGCTGCAGAAACTGCAAGAATTAACAACATTCTGTTTGAGTGATCATATGGATCTGTATGTGTAAGTAGGTTCATATATTAATTATACTATATGAATGTAATCCTAGTCAACTGCTTTATCTATGTGGATCTAATTGCATAATATGAGTAAATATTTCTGTGCCTGCAATAAGTATAGATATATGAATGTATAAACAGATTAACTTAGGTATTAATCCTATTGGTCTATTTATAGTAACTGTATCAATCCTTGCCATCTATATCCTTAATTCGTATCCAGCATCCATATTTATTTGGCTCTGCCGACCCTATATATTCTTGTCCAGTTTCCATATCAATTATCTTCCATTTTCCTGGAGCCTTGGTATGAATTATGAGGTCTATTGGAGCCTGTAGCTCCCAAGCTGACCCGCCATTAATTAATTTTCTATGTGCCATGTTGACCAATTATACTATATTAAGCCAGGTACTGGCAAGATGAGCTTCTATTTTCCGCTTCACTTTTTGCGCCCATATAATGTAATATATAAATATATTTATATAATGCTATTAGTCTCTCTTAGTCTTTGATCTTCCCATAATCCCGTAATAGATTCATTACCTATGTCATCAAAATAGTATCTATTCTGTTCTGGATTAAATGTCCACCCGTACCACATATCACCCTCAGACCATGTTAGATTGGTTGGGACTTCTTCTTTTTCATATTCAGCCAATGCATCTAACAATTCTGCATTTCCCCACTCTACCGCCATTATTGCTTGTTTAAGTAGCCTCTGGCGCAACAATAACTTTAGTGCATACATCAAATTTGACATCCTTTTTGTCTTTCTTTTTTTGTGGCCTGCTTGTATCCCCATCCGTATGATCCCAGCATTAATAAAGCAATTGCTGATGAGTGTAATAAATCAAACATGTTTACTCTTTTCCCGTATCGATAGGTTTAGGATTGTACCCAGCCCTATTTCTTTCTAATACATTAAATCCAGTTGCTCTTTCAAGTACCATATAATGATAATTTACAAGTCCTAGATCATCTTCAAGCTTTTTTAAAATTTTATCTATTGGTAAGTCTCCGCAAGTGTATAGATCAAACTGAATTTCTGCTGGATTTGGTTCATCCCATATATGTAATGCTATATGGCTGGTCTCTATCATTACTATGCATGTGAGGCCCATATTGCCTTCTTTGGTCACATATGATGAATATGGACCCTGTATGGTCTTCATGTCGATGGAGTCGACTAATGACTGCATCCACTCTATTGCTGACGATTCACTTTTTATTGCACTATTTGTGTACCCATTTACCAGTAATTGATTATGTAGTGGCATATTATTATTTCCCCCTTTATTCCTTTTCTATAGTTATTTTAGCTTTAGTAACAATTCTTCTAATCTCGTATAGGCACAATGAACACTCACCTATATATAAATAGTTGCCAGATTCTAATTCTGATACTGCGGTTATTTTACCTTTAGATACTTTGCTGCAATACCTACAATATGCATCTATTTCTTTCATCTAGATCTTCCTAAAAATGGTGTTATTCTGCTTCTTCTATTGTCTTTGTATCCCATATCAAAGTCCTTTAATTCATCGTATCCGTATCCTGTTATCGGTTCTGTGTTCGGAATGTTGTTTTCCATGTTAATCTAAACTTTTAGTTATTATTGTATATACCCCGTGAGCAAAAATAGCCGATAAGGTAATTATCATTAATATATTGATAATATTGTTTTTCATAGCAGAAAGTATAGCATAAACATGGGCGAAATGGCTAGTATGAATAAGGTAGTTTCTTTAAGTATTTTCCTTGGCTTCCTTTTTTTCTTTTTATTATTTATATCAAAACCAAGATTCTTTATTAAAAAGTTTAAATAAACAAAGAAAGATAAATATAGATTAATTGACAAGTGCCTAATAAATACCCATAATGGATCAAATACCCATGCCCTAAGCAATAGCATATGTGTGTCCACACCTAATGCAGGAGCTGTAGGTAAGTCCAGTAAATGGGCACGATGACTGTAAAAAATTATGTTTAAATATTTTACATTTAATTGTATTAAACATTTATTTTACCTAATTCTTTTAATACTCCTTTTCCATATCTTGGATCTATTCTCATTAATCTGTTAATAATTTTATCTATTGTAGACTTATCTGCTCTTGATAAAGCTTTTGCAATATTTTTATGTAATCTTGATTTTTGATTTTTGTCAAATAAATTCCATAAAGCCCTTGGCTGACTATAGTAATATTCTTCGTCTTGCCTATTTTGACACTCTAGCCAGATTATATTATTTTTATATAGGTCCATATCTTTTCTAATATGAGTGGGCAGCTCATTTACTTTTTTACCCAACCTTATTTGTTGAAGTTTTGGATATGAATCCACCCTAGCAGTTAAGCTAAAGTCTGGAGATAGTCCCATTCCTTTTGGTATATTACCAGGAGCAAGAGCCATTTTTTCAAACTCTTCCATTTGATCATTTGGTAATTGATTTAATTCAAATTCCCCGATTTCTATTAAAGGGAAATCTGCATGTGGCCATATATTTGTAGATGAGAATACGTTATAATTTAAATCTTTATACTTATCCTCTTCCATCATTTGAATATAAACTTTCCATTTTGGGAAGTTTTTAGAGTTAATTAAATTTATCATGTCTACTGTCATTTTATCTGGATAATCGAAAGATATTTTGGCAGCTTCTTCTTCGGAATACCAATCGTGTCCCTGTTGTGTCTTAAAATGAAATTTAATCCAAGTTCTATTTCCATCTTTGTCTATTAAAGATGTCGTATTACATCCATATCCATTCATATGTTGCCAACCTTTTGGTATACCACGATCTGAAAATATCATAGTCATAACGTGCAGCCCAGATAAAGTTTTATTAATAAAATTCCATTTATCTGTGTGGTCCAATGAATTTTTATAAGGATTTTTTATCATTGCATCATGGAATAGCATAGTGTCATCAATCATGTCTATCCATTGAATTGGAGTACTTAAACCAACTATATCCCAAATTTCCTCTTCACCATAAAATCTTACGCTAAACCCTCTATTATCACGTAATAGCTCTGAGGTTCCGTGTTCAGACAATGTATTAGAAAATCTTATTGCTATCTTAAACTTTTTATTTAATTGTGATAAAAATTGAGATGTTGTATATTTAGATAAATCTTTTGTTAAAGTAAAATCTCCGTAAAATCCACTACCATTGCCATGAAAAATTCTTTCTTTAGTTTTATTTTTGTTTACAAAATTTATGGCAAATGATGCAATTTCATACATATTGCCAGCATGTCTTAATATTCTTTTCAATTAACTCTTCCCCACTGTATATAGTTCCATCCACGCTCATGTGCGTAATAGATAAATACTTTAACAACAGTTTCCCAAAACGCAATTGTCACAGAAAGAGTAGCGTTTCTTGTTATAGCATAAGCCACTGCAACAGAAGAAAGGGTTCCCCATATTCGATAACTTAACGCTTTAACAAATGATCTAGACCTAGTTACTTTCATTTTCGTCCTGTTCAAAATAAATCATTGCTTCTTTATCTGACCAACTACTGTCAAAAAATGAATCAGATACCCATCTGCCTACGCTTTTCAGTAGCTGATATAGCATGAATGTCTGCCCCCAAATCTACCTGTTCGATATTATACCCTACATCACGACCATAAACAATGTTGGTTATATTAGGAAGTCTTACAACCATTGATCCGTCCATAAATTCATCTTTAGCAATATATTCTTTTACCTGATCAAATGTGAGAGGATCTTTTTCGCTAGTCTTGTATGTATTTCTAACGCCAAGCATTACCTGGTCTGTTCTTTGTCCTGCTTCTTTATATAAAGCATGATGACCCTCGTGCCATGGCTGATACCTTCCCAACATTAATGTTGTAGGAAGTCTCCAGTCATGTATTTGAAAGTCTATGCAAGCAATTCTTGCGGCATCATTATATTCATATAAATCATCAAACATTAAGTCTACATTATGTGGGGGTTCCCACATTGCTGTAGTATCAGAAAAATCTCTAATTGGCTTACGATTCATCCAAACAACTTTGTCTGGCTTGCCAAATTCTTTCCTAGTATCTTCTGTTGGGTTTACAAAATCTGCAACTACGTGATATCCCTGTTTAGATAGCAATCGTGATAGCGCACCCATCCTACGTGCTTGTTCAATTCTGTCTTCTGGTGTGAATCCCAGATCTTTATTTAATTCAGCTCTTACTTCATCAGCATTTAAATGTATGCCATTAATTCTGTCCGCTAATTCTTTTGAAAATGTAGACTTACCAGCTCCTGGTAATCCAATTACTTGAATAATCATTAAAACTCTTTCTGCTAAATAATTCCTGTTTCTTCTGCATCATCTATTTGATCATCTATTGTTCTTAAAATATCAATATCTAGCTCCGAAGAACTAGATACTGATCTTATGCACATTATTAAACCTTCTTTGGTCTACCAGTTTTTTTAGGGCCAAGATTTGTTTCTCTGCGGATACCGTGTTTATTAGTATCTACTTTTGTTGCTGGCCTTGGACCATTAATTCCCGATCTAAACTTTCCTTGATTTGGTTTTTTACGACCAACTTCTTGGGAAGTTACCGCACCTGATGGTTCATTGTTTGGTGGGGTTACCATACCAGTTCCGTTATCACTCATTGTGTTAAGCCTGAGTCACCATCTCTTGAAGTGTCTGTAATTGTAACTGGAACAATTCCAGTTGTACTTCCTACTGATTCACATCCGCATTCAAAACACATTATTACTTACCGCCGTTGTTTACGCCTGCGCCATCTTGTGATGACTTATCAGTTGATGGGAATGCAGCTTTTGGTGCCTCTGTGTATGATTCTGTTGGCCATGGTGATGATCCTACTGGCTTTGTTTCGTTAAATCCTTTTAAATCTTTTCCGTCTGACATTTTATTTCTCCTATAGGTTGTTGTATTTAGATGGGTCTAGAAATCCATCTATGGTTATATTATAGCATTTAGTTGATTAAGATTTATACTGTATATTGTAGCAATCTACGCATACAGAGATTATTTTTGAGGGAGAATTGGCTATTCTGGTTGCTTTATTTAAGCAGCCTTCTATTTCACACATATTTGAAAGCACTATTTTATTTTATTTCCAAACCTAGACCACACTCTTTCATGTAAATAGTATCCAAGGGCTTCCCATCCTATATATATAAGGGCCCCAAGACTTGCATATTCCCATTCGCCAGTAAACAAATATATCACGCCAGCCACGCCTACAAGATGAAATGTTTCCCAACTTGCTGTCTTTAATAATGTTCTTTTATTGCTATCCATTACCTAATTCTATCATTTATATGATAAAGGGGCAAGGCCTGAGCCCTGCCCCTTTTAATTAAATTAATTACTTAATCCAATTTATCTTTAATTTAGGAAACTTTGCGTTCCACTTTTTAGCCAAAGCATTAAACTTTGTCTTTAGATCTGCAATAGTCTTCTTTAGGGCTTCGTTCTCTGCCTTTAAAGTTGCTGTTGCTGAATCTACTGCTGCTTTATCTGCTGCACGACCAGCTTTTTCTGCTGCAAGTGCTGAGTTGGCTGCTGCTAACTCTGCATTCTTTGCTGCTAGTTCTGATAGAACATCACGTACTACAATTGTAGCGCTTACAGACCCTACTGGTGCTGCTAAGCCTGTTACGGCTGTTGCTACTGTTGCGTATGCAACTACTGTTACTGAACCAGTGGCAGGCATTGTTACTGTCTGCTCTTTTGTTCCAAGTGTTGCTGTTGCTGAGTCAGTTGTTAGCGCTGTTGACAGTGCTGTTCCAGAGCTTGAAACCAAAGTATTAATTGTGGCTCCACTCTTTAGATTTCCAAATACATCGTATCCAGATACCTTAAGAACTTGTGACGTACCTGCTGCTGCTGATGCTGGGGCAGACAAAGTAATTGAGTTCAAAGCACCTGCGGTACCTTGTACATAATAAACTGTTGTTGTTCCTGCACGAGTAATAGATACTGATCCTACTGCTGTACTTTTAGTATATACATAAAAGTCTGCCGATGTTCCAGTTCCCGTTGCAATTGATAGCGTTGATGTTCCAGATGATGCTGTTACTGCTGAACCAGTTGCTGCAAGAGCAGGTACAAGAGTTGCATTTACTGCAACTGCCGTTACTACTGTTCCTGTGTCTACTGATGTTACAGCAATCTTTAATGCATCTGCTGCATCTACACTGTTATCTGCTGGCACTGGTAGTGATACAGGAGTTGTTACTGCTGTTCCACCCGTTGCTGCAGATCCCGCCACTGTTAATGTGACAGTTCCAGCGTTAGCGTTAGCTGCTGGCGTTACAAGCATTGTGCTAGTCAGGGCTGCAGCGATGATTAGCGATACTTTCTTGAATGAGTTCATTCTATTTATTTCTCCTTATGTTAATCTGCCTCTTAACGAGACAGAAATCTGTGACATGCTCACACTATGTTAAACGTTTAAGTCGGTAAAATGTCGCTTTAATACAACTCGTTTACCTTAACATGAAATGAGCATGGGTCTCCGCCGTCTTCCCATTCTTGCATTTCTTCATCATCCATTGGTGGGGCATCGTGTGTGCCGCAAAAAACTTCAGAAATCCAACCACGATCAACTCCATTTTTAAACCAAATTTCAAATTCTAAATCCATTGATCTAATTCCTTTAACATCATATGTTTAGATTTTGCACCCAAAATTCTTTTAACTTCTTTTCCATTTTCAAAAACAATTGTAGTTGGCAAAGATACAATATTATATTCTAAAGACTTTTCTTTATTTTCATCTACATTAATTTTGCCTATCCATATAGAATATTCTTTTGATATTTCATCTAAAATTGGTGAAAACATTTTGCATGGCCTACACCATTCTGCCCAGAAATCAACTAAGATAACCTTATGAGCCGTTATGGATTCTTCAAAATTATTATTATCTATGATCACTGGTTAAGTATATATAATGATTCCAGTATTGTCAATATAGATTAACATCGTTTGGGGTCATTTTTAACCTCATGGATTGCTGAACATCTTTTGGCAAACTTTTAAATCTTTTGCTTTTTTTAATAATCTCACTGTCTTCTGGGGCAAAATTAACAAAAATAGCTATAACGTAATCATTTTCATTTAAGGATGGATACTTGGGCCTATTATGAAAGTCTTCATCTCCTTTTAAAAAGACTGCCGAGTTTGTTAAGCTTGGAAAATCTATGCCCTCAACTGTCAATGGCCAGTCTAGAGTTGAATCTATAATTATGTTAAGTGTATGTGTAGCATAGAAGTCATCGATATGGTTTCCTAAAGAAGGAATAACCCCATCTTTTATCTGATATTTTACGCATTGGGTATAAACTATTTCTAAATTATCAACATCAAATCCAGATCTAGCGGTTTTAATTAATAGGCTATTAATATCCTCATTGAATTCTATTGTGTTCCAATATCTTCCATAAATTTTTGTATAATTAAAATCATCAGATGACTGTATGTGGTTTAAAACATAGTTTTTAATATTAACAAAATCTGTACTATCAAATATATTTTCTTTATAAAATGATTTCATTTTGCTCCCTAATAAATAAATCTTTGTTTTTTACTTAGCTGTTTTTTAATTTTTCTTTTTCTGTATATCAATATTATTTTTTTAATCATTAAATAGTCCCCTTAGCTCTATTTCTTTCATAAAAGCTGATTTCCAATATTCATGAATAATGCTACCAGAATGACCATCTCTTTTATTTAACATTTTTTTAGAGACATTCATATCTGGGTATACATTATATATATATTCAAAGGCATCTTTTTTGCTTAAAGGGATAAACACATTGCTTTGATGATCAAGTCTAGATAAGTTATTATTTTCATCGTACCACCAAGTAGAATATAAAAATCTAATATTATTTGATTTACAATAAGCAGTAAGCATTTTCCAGCCAACTGCAAACTCAATGTATTGCCTTTTGTGCTCATCTAAATCAAAAAGATTTTCATCTGGAATCGGATTGTGGATCTTGTTGGGATCCTTACCTTGACTGAATAAACGTGGATAGATTCTTTTTACATATTTTTGTGTATACTCCCACCTTTTATTTTTTTTATCCCAATAAAAATTTCTTCCAATATTTGGAAGCATTACAAAAAAATGAGTAGGTTTACCGTATTTTTCTACATAAGTCATTAAGCTTAAAGCCACCTTGTGCCACCCATTACCAGATCTGGCTAATGAGTAATAGCCGCCTATATCATATTTTTCTTTTAATTCCGAATACAGATTGTACGCCCATAACTCATTTAAATTCCCGCCAACACCTTCAGTTTCAGAACATCCTCCAAACACTACGTGATATTTTTCTTCATGCATAGTAGTAAAATCATCGCATCTAAAAAAATCTGAGTTGTATTCGTAGGATACAAGACCGTCGTCTTCGCCACGTTCCGTATTGAATGGGAGTTGAGTAAACTTTCTTGGCCGCTCTTCACCTGGAGGGAATTCATTAAAAAATGTTATGTCAAAGCTATTAGAAAAAACATCAATAACTCCTGAGCTATTTAAAATATTTTCTTTGGTTATTTCAAAACCATCTCCATTGTCAGTCAATTGCGCTCCTTAAATATATATCATAAAAGCCTAGCGGATGTAATGCTATTGCATCTACGCTCCAATTTTTATTAAAAAACAAAAATTCATTTACCGATTGATAGGTACCATAAGGCACATCTTCAATTATACCATCATATATTAGGTAATCGTTTAAGCCTATAATTCCACCTGGCTTAACCATATTTTTTAGTTTATTTAAAGTCTCTCTAATAATTTTTCTTTCATTTGTAATGTCTACATATATATAGTCGTATTTTTTACTTATATTTTCAAGTATTTGAGGAACATTTCCTTTTATTACATTGACATTGTTATATACACTAAATTTATTAATGATGTATTCTTGATGTGTTTCGGGAGTATATAATAGTTCATGTTTTGGTTCACATTGACATGATCCGAATTTTCTCCAAGACCAGCATTTTAAATCTTGGTTATACCAGTCTACTAAATCTATTGATGATGGGTTCTTTAAATTAGCAACAATATCTGAATAGTATCCCCAGGCAACACCAAGCTCCATATAATCACAATTTAATGGTAGTGTTTTTATATATTCTTCTCTATTTGTGTATACCTTAGTTTTAGACAACTGCGACTGATCTATGTTATAAGAGCTTTCAATTTCATCATTTGCTAAATGTGTTATTTTATCGAAATCAAATTGTCTAACTGGCTTTTTTGACACTGCTTATTACCACTTGGTTTGTTCATCAAGAATTAAGCTTTTAGAATCCTCATATATTTTTTGTATTTCATCAAACTCTGTATTATTTAAAATCATATCTTTTACTTTGTAGTATACATCTGGTTTTTTATCAATTGGTACTGCGTTATTAAATGACTCTTCCTCTTTTTTATGTGTCCAAATTCTTTCTTTAGCAGACTCTTTTAAACGGTCAATATCTTTATTATCTGCTTTAGTATTTAGTAAATGTTTAATTACATACTCTATATCTGTAGTTACCTGTTCAAAAGTAAATGGCTTTAAATTTTTAATATTTTTTTCTATGCCATATGAATAATTTTTATAAACGTTAAACTGCTCAATAATCAAACGCTCTAAGCTTACATAATTATATTCATGGGGCTGGGGGACTCCGCCTATTATGCTATTCCCTAGCCCAGACATAGATTTAGTAATTATCGATGGCATTAAGTCTAATGGATCTCTTAGTATTGTTGTTTGGGTGACATTATCAAATTTTGCCAATAAAGTTACTGGGATATGCGACCTTATAATGAATGATGGAGAGTATATATTTGGGCCATACTTTATTTTATTAGTATGAAGATAATCTACATTATAGATATATAAAATAAATTGCAGCCAAGCAGTCCCACTTCTCGGAGCAGAATTTATTAATATTTTATCCTTTATCAATGTTTACCTATCCTTTAATTCTTCTGCTGCCTCGTTAAATTTAGTCATAAATGTTTGAATTACCCAAAAAGTAGTCTCTCCCGCATTTTGTGCCATTGCTTTAGAGGACTCTTCTGTTCTATCTTCAATAGCAAGGGCGTTGTACCATTTCTGGTACAACTCCTCACCGATTTCTTTAATTATTTCTTCTAGCACTGTCATGTTAGCCATTTATTTTTTTAGCCCACTCCAATTTAATTGCAGCCAGTTTATCTGCAGCCAGTTTAACTTCAGCTTGGTATCTTGCTTCCGCCTCTGAAATTGCTTTGTTAGCCTCAATTGTAAGAGCAGCCTTTGCTTCGGCAGCCAATTGCTCTGCAGTTTTAGTTACTGGAGTAACTGGCTTTGCTACTGCTGGTGTACTTGGCTGAATTACGCTTGGATTGCTAGAAATAAGTTTACCATATTGCCCTCTAGCACCACGTATTGGCTTTGAATTATTATTAAATATATCTAAAACCTGTTGATAGGTTAAAGAAGGATTTGAATATTTAATGCCAGCCCATGTAGCAGCAGCAACTTGTGTTGAAATTGATGAGCCTGTTGCATTTTTTACTGATCCGCCTGGAACTGCAACCTTCATGTTGCCGAGAGCATAGAAGTCTAATCTATCTTTATCAAAATTAGAATAGTTATCTATTTGCTCATATTGATCAGCCATGCCAATTGACATTGAATCATTAATGCAGGCTGGCCAAGATAACCTTGAAAGGTCTCTCATGTTTCCTGCTGCAAAAAATACTGGAGTTCCAGAAGAAACTAATGATGATATCGCTCCACGAAGCATTGGTGTTGCTGGGCAATAGTCCGTAAGACTTGTTAGTATAGAGTGGTTTGCTTGAGACATTGCAACGCTTTGAATGTTAAAACGAGATTTATTATCTAATACCCATTTTAATGCTAAAGATACACCAGTCTCACCAGTAACTTGACGAGTACCAGAGGGGGTATTTCCAATTATTCTTATAAAAACAATTTTAACATTTGGATTAGTTGCTACTGCAACTGATGCCATTTGTGTTCCGTGATCAAAACCACTTGAAGAAATAATGTTTGATGGCAGTACAGAAGATCCTGGACCCTCCATAAACTTTTGACCATTTGGACATGAGGCCCATTCCAAAATACATACTTCGTAAACAATTTTATCTTTAAAAATTGGCAAAGAAGTATCTAGTGCTGTATCTAAAACAGCTACTGTAGGTGCTTGTGTTTCCGCCTTAGCTTCTACAGTAATTAACATGGTGGATAGCATTATCGCTACCGCTGTACTTGCAGTTATTAGTTTTTTATTCATATGCATATTCTACTAAATTAGTAGCATATATGTCAAGAGTTCTTGTCTAACCTTCTTTGATACCATTTGCCAGCGTCTAATTGTGGTTGAGCTAAGCTGTTTGCTTCCAAAAGAGTTGCAAGCATGTTATTTAACAAATCTATCTCAAACTCTAGTTTGATTATTTGCATTTCTAATAGCCTTAATCTTTCTGACTTTCTCATTCTGGTCTATCCTTTGGTGTAGGGGCGGTTGCTAAGCTTCCGCAGTTGGCGCATTCCATGTCTAAAAAGTATGTTGAGATATCAAAATCTTCAAACACCACTTTAAGATTCCAAACAAAGCATCCGCATGGGCATACGTGAGTTGGAGTTCCTCTAAGATCCATTGACATATTGTTGTTTTCTGGTCTTAGATCATTAATGTCCATATAGTTTATTATACTCTAAACTTCAATTATTGTAAATGGTGGTCTAACAGACATGTTAAACTTAGAGGCAGCCTCTAGGGCCATCCTAACACGTTTACGAGGTGTTTTAATAGCAGTTGTAGAAAACAGTGACCCTAAAGCCAACTCTTGTCCAGCACCCTCTGCCATATAAGCAACATCTGCTTCACCAATATGAAAATCGGTATCCATTACAAATATTCTACCTGAGCCTTGAACTGTGATGATAAAAACTCCACCTTCATCTCCGTCTTCCGTAGATCCTGCAGTTTGATTACCATAGCCTTGTTCTTTAAATGCCTCTTTAATTGATTCTATAAACTTAGTACGCAAAAACTTATCTAAATTTTTGTAGCCAGCCGTAGGCTTATAAATTGGAGGTGTCCAGTTATATTGTAATATTTGACCCATTCTAAAACTATCTACAAATCCTATACCGTATTGACCAACTTTAAAAACTTTTGGATCCACTCTGGAAAAAATTAAACCGCTCTTGTCGTCAGATGCGGCTGCATCGCCCCCTAATAGGACTTTGTTTTCATGGATTAAGGCTACTACGGCTGTCATGCTACTAGTATACTATTTATAAATTCGAAGGGCTAGCTCTCTTTTTCTGGAAAATCTAGGTCTGTGAGCTCTCTCAAGGCATTTTCAAGCTCGGATTTGACCATAATAAGGTCTTGAAGGGTGCTATAGTATTTATCTTTCCACTCAGTCAATTCTTTTTCTAACTGGTAGAGCTCTATTTTAAGATCTTTTAATTCTATTTTTAAATGGTCTTGCTCACGCTCTATTTGTCTATTTTTTTCTTTTTTATTATCGCTAACTCCAGCAATAATTGCCGTGCCCATGCCAGACAATATCGCTGCAGATATTGCAATAATTATAGTTGTCAGATCCAGATTCATTATATATCATATTATACCGTATAATGTATATTAAATTAATAACTCAGAAGCTGTAATTTCTTGTCCAACATACTTCCTTTTTAAAACAAATTCTCTAACTACTTCTGCGCCTTGCTGGCGACCAGTTAATATAATTAGCCATCTTGGTTCAAATTTAGAAAGTATGCAAGACTCGCACATAAGTAAATTAATTGAAACAAGTGTTGACTTTTTCATAGTTAACTTGTTTTTTGTTTTATTGCATGAATAGCAAAGAACTTTATCCATTTTCACCCTCTTCTATGTGTGTAAACACTATCTCATCCATTATAATAAACTCCTCATTCCCTAGTAGCTCTTCATGCTCTATTTCATCTTTTGTATATTTAACATTAGACGCAAAAGCACCTAATTTTTCAACGGTTCCATGCATATCATCTTCTGGGATATAAACGATTAATATCCTATCGTAATATTCTTTCACTAGGAACCCCTTCCAGTTCGCATCTTACCCCATATGACTCTATCAATTTTTTTACTTTTGATACGTAGTCTATGACCATTTCTTTTTTAGTACCCTCAAATTGTATAAAGTTGTCTTCATACAATCTTAATGCTAAAAATTCTGGATATTTTACAACATCCATTTGTAAGTTGTTTGCTGGTTTAGATATTCCTCTTAAAGCTTTAGCCATTTCTGGTGTGTAAAATACTGGCTTGTTAGGCTCGCCAGTCCATTGATTTATTCCATGCTTAAAATGATTTTTGTTTTTATCAATGTACATTTTTTGCCTTCAATCTTTTCCATACTTCTGGTGATTTATGAATATTCCTTGGCTTATCTATAGAACCAGAATTTAAATAAACTCCGCCCCAAACGCCATGCTCATTATTTTCAACACCAGTTTTGTAACACATTTTTATAACAGGGCAAGCCAAGCATGCCTCATCAATATTTTTTGCAATTTTATCATCTACTTCATATTTTTCATAAAATAGATTAGTGTCCATTCCCCTGCATATAGAAAGATGCCACCAGTCTAAATCTTCTTCATCAATACCAATACTATTTAAAATATTTGACATATTGTTTTGGCAACCCCCATGATCCATTTTTGCTTACAATAAATTTTTTATGTGTACCCCAATTATTTTTATGATACATTCCATTAGCATTGTAGTATCCAGAACTATCCTGTTCCCACAAAACTAAATCATAATTGTTCCAAAATGAATCTTGTAATTTATGATTGTATCTTTTAATAAACACATTAACCCCAAGCTCATTTAAATATAACATTATTTTCTACTTGCCTTTTTTACTAAATCCATAATATTTTTTCTAAATTCTCTATCAATATCTTCCATATCTGCGTGTTCTAAGTGGCAAAATATCATATCGCATACATCATTAGAAGAAAATTCTACTTTTTTTCTAGAGTGAACCTGGTGGGTTCCAGAGAATGTTAATGCCTGATTATCTTTAAGGCTGTACTCTTTTCCATTTACAATAATTGGCCAATCTATTGTTGATTTAACCTGTATATCAAATGTTAACATTGGCTTTTTAAATACTGAATCTATATGAAAGTCTAAGTTTGGCATTATGTGTGAGGTTGTATCATACCTAGCAAATTGTATTCCCAATATAGACATTCTTTTTCCATATGCCTGCTCAACCCTGTCTTCAATAGCATTAAATATATCTTCCGCACCATCAAATCTTGAATCAAATTCTTTTATATAAAAAACTGTTTGTCCCCATGGGTTATCGTTTTTAATTTTATCTTTTGGACAAACTTCCACAGCCTTATATATTCTATCAATTTGATCTTGAGTCAAAATGTTGTCTAAAATTTTATTTTCTATATCTGGATTCATTAGTATTGACTCAAATGTGAAGAGTCTTCTCCTTCGTTTACCCATAAGTTTTTAGAAGCTTCGGGTATATACTCTTCAATTGGAATTTCCACCCCAACATCAAATGTATACCAAGTAGGCATTGTAAATCTCAATCCAGACTCTACGTTTTTAACATAATGTAAATAATAATTATTGGCTGGAAATATGACGAGATCCCCTGCTTTTGGCTTTATTTCTAAATCGTAATCTGGCCATCCGATTTCTCCTCCAGTATAGTTATCATTTGGATATATTAATGCAGTAATGTTTAATTTATAATAATTAGACTTCATTAGTGGACTTCCGTCTGGGTACTGGCAATCAGAATGTAGCCCACTAGACATTTCAGGTTTCCATTTTACTATATGAAAAGGATTCCATGGCATATATTTTAGTTTTATGTCATATTTGTCACAGTATTCTTTTTTCATTATTGAAAAAACTTTACTTCCGTATTCCATAATTAGTTCAAATAGCTCTTTATTTTCGTTTTTTATTTTATCTAAAGTCAATGTCTTGCCACCAGAAAACTCTGGGTCATCTTTGTATTTATCTATATAATTCATTACTAAATCTATTTCATCGTTTGTCATAAAGCCAGGTACGTGAATTATATTTTCTTTTGATTTACCAATCTTATCAAAATATTCTTGATAGTAGTCCCAAATATGCTTTGTCATATCTTTTCCTCTATTTTTTTCTTAAATGATTCATATACGTAATTTTGATCAAAGTCTTTGTGTGAGTCTATCTTAAAAAAACCGTTAAAATTATATTGTTCTAAAAATTCATTTGTTTGAGAGTCCCATGAGGTCCATATTAGATCTATCCCCGTATCTTTACAGTATTGATTTAAAAATGTAATTGATTGAATATACTTTAATGCAAGTAGTTGAAGTGGTAGATTATGAGGTTCTGCCATTAGGTTGTGCTCTTCGCCACCTGAATGCTGCCTATACATTTTGGGCTTGAATCCTTTTGCTTCTGGCCACCAACCGTATGCTCTTATTAGCTCTGGCATTAAAATAAAAAGTTTAGAGGGCTTTCCGTATAAATTAATATATTTTAAAATATTATAAATAAGTCTATCTGAATCTACACCAGGGTATGATATATTAATAAAATTACATTTATCTTTAAAAAATTCATTATGTATTTTATAAGCCCAACCATCTTCATATTTAACGTCCATTGGTATTGTAAATTCACAACCAGCAAAAACTACGTGTGATTCTGAATCTTCAATTTTATTAAAATTATCACACCTTAATCCAACATTATTAAGCTTATAGTTTATGTCTTCTGTTTCTTCCCATGGATTATGGTAATCAAATAGGGGCTCAACACGATATGAAAACCATGGGTAATAAGAGGGGCTAATCTCTTTAAGTATATCTAAATATTTTATTTGCATTTTACCTAATCTATGAAAGGATTGATCCTAGTACATAATTATACAGCAGTTTAAAATAGATTGTCAACTGATTTTATTATTTATTTTTAACCTTTAATTTCTTGTCCACATGATGAACATTTTTTTGAATTTTTTGCTTTAGAAGGAGATGCTACTTTTGTATTTGAAGCTGCACCAAACTTAGGTCTTCCAAAACCTACTATAGAAATTAGGACTCCTGCTTTATTCTTTTTGTAAGCACGAAGCTGTTTGCAAACTTCTCCGCCATTTCTTTGGCTTCCCTTTTTCTTTGAAGTAGTATTCCCTTCAATACACCAAACAGTTCCGTCTTCATTGTCTTCTACAACAATTCCTACGTGACTAATCCTATCTACACCATCTGATGGGAAATCAAAATAAACTATATCTCCTGGCTCTGGATCTGCAATGTCTCCATCGATCCATGATCCAGCTTTTTTAAATGCTTGTGCTCCACCTGGAGTGTAAACAGTATTAGGAATTTTTACTCCAGCCTCGTTTGCACACCAGTTAACAAAACTTCCACACCATGGTTGAAAATCTGCTTTAGTAAATTTACCATATTTTGTTTCATTATCTTTTGGACCTTCAATGGTTCCAACTTCTGCTGTAGCAACTTCAATAAGACGTGCTGCTGTGCCCTGATCTGCCACTTTTATTTATTCCAATCAGTATCTACTGGTTGTTCTGCTGGCATAGCTCCGTCTGGCTTTGCTGCTAAACGTGCAGCGGTTGCATCAATTTCTGCTTCAAGTGTTTTATCTGCTGCAGTATTTTTAGCATCCATCTCTTTATTAGCCAACTGTGCTGCCATCACATCTTTAGCTCCAGATGATCCAATTAGTAAGCCAGCAAGTGTTCCTGTAATAAATGTTGCAACGCTACCTAGAACGTTGAAGAACATCTTGTCGTTTTCTGATTGACCAGTAACTGGCTGTGTAACAAATATTAACGCATACATGATTCCTGTTGCTGTAATAAATAGAATTGATCCTAGAGTTATACCTAAAATAAATTTAAGTCTTGCGTCTAAGTCTTGTGGGGATAATCTTTCTTTAGCCATTTGTTGGCTCCTTCATCTCTACTAAGTCTTCTGGACAAGCCCCGTTAGCTGTACAGATTGGTGGTTTGCACTCTGCTGATTCCCAATTTGTTGGATCTTGGCATGGATAACGATAATGACCGTCATAGCCGCATCCACTTAAGGATAGCATTAGTATGCCTGATAAAGCAATAGGGATTAATTTCTTCATAACCCTATTATAGCATTTATTACTCTTTGTCGGATCTCTCTCTTATTCCGATAGTTAAAAACCATAGGGCTACTGAGGCTAAAGTTACATAGCCTACTACTGTCTTTGCGCTGCCCTCAAGTACCACCCAGGCTACGAAAAATCCTAGGAATGTAAAGTTTTCATTTAGGGCCGCAAAGCCCCATTTTTTTAACCAGTTCATATTCATATTATACCTTCCTTCTATATGCTGTGCCAAGAACTATCTGGCCAGCTATTATTGTTACAACTACTATATCTTCTGCTTTTTCACGTTCTGGGATAGACATGTCGGCACCTATGTTAATCAGTGCCTTGCCTAATTCACATTTTTGCTCTTCCGTCAAACCTTCAATTGCTTCATCTGGATTGAAACAGCTGGCTATTGCATTTGCTAAAGCTGCTGGGCTTTCTAGAACAAGCAACGCTGAGGCTACCTCTGCTTGAATTACTACTGGGTTACCATTATCATCTTCTCTTACCTCTACTGGAATTGTAGGAGGAAGATCACGATATTCTAGCCCCGCTGATTCTATGTTTGCTGCAGTTACTGGGGCTCCCTCTGCTGATGAAACTAATACATCTGCAACTAAATCTTTTTCTGCTAAAGTAAATTTGCCGTCTTCAGATAAGGCTTCAGATAAATTAACAACTTCTGCAGTTGTTATTTCTCCATCTGCAGAAAGCATTTCTGTAATAAATTCTGCTTCTGCTTCTGTAAGTCCGCCTTCTGATAAAGATTCAGACACTTCAGCAGCAATCTCTGCAGAAACCTCTCCACCTTCAGCAATTGCTTCTAGTACTGCAGAAACCTCAGATGCATCTAAACTACTATCGCTAATTAAATCAGTAACAACTTCTTGAATATCTTCTACAGAAAGGTTTGCACCACTTTCTGATATTTCTTCAATAGAAACTTCACTTTCTTCAAATACAACCTCTGCTTCTTCTGCAGGAGTATCAACAGGCTCTGTGTCTATTGGTTCTGTATCTACAGGTTCTGTATCAACTGGTTCTGTATCTACAGGTTCTGTATCAACTGGTTCTGTATCTACAGGCTCTGTGTCTATTGGCTCTGTATCTACAGGTTCTGTGTCTATTGGCTCTGTATCTACAGGTTCTGTGTCTACAGGAGTTGTGTCAACTGGAGTTGTGTCTACAGGGGTTGTATTAACTGGAGTTGTATCTACAGGACCACCACCATTTAAATTTGCACCTTGTGGTGCTGGTACAGAAATAACAGTATCAGTATATTGACTTACAGGTCCAGACCAGTTAGCAACTCTAACAGTATAGGTAGCGCCTTCTGTCAAACCACTTAACTGAATAGATGCAGGAGCACCATCTGTATTATATGTTCCACCTTCGTATGGATTTTCTGCATCTGGATCATCTGTTATTACTTGATAGAACCAAGTGTTTGCTGTATATCCTTCAGGTAGAGATGGTGTAATAGTTGCGGTAGTTCCTGCAACAATTGGAGTTGAAATTATTGGGGCAGGGGTTGGAATGTTGTTACTAATTGCAGTAACTAGTTGACTTGATTTAGTGTTTAATGATGACTCAAGAGATGTCTTTGTTGATACCGCTGAGTTTACCGTATTGGTTAAAGATGTAGTATTAATAGCATTTATATTAGATGTGTTTGTAGTATTTTGAGCAACTACTGGGGTAAGGCTTGAGTTTAATTGTGCAATCGTTGCATTTGCTGCGTCAACCGATGCCTGAACTGTTTCTGTGTTTGAATCTACATATGGAGTGAATGCTGCACCTTGACTTATTTGTCCAGCAAAACCTGCTCCAACATTAGTATCTGTAATTGGAATGAGTGCACCGTTAGTTGTTTCTCTATAATTAAACCTTGCTTGATTTGGTATTGGTCCATTAGCAGTTACACTTGCCATCCATGCACCATTATTTGGATTTACATCAGCATTAAATCTTACTTGAACCATTTGCGTAGAGGCATCTTGTTGTGGGTATGGACGAAGGTCCCAAGCAATATCTAAACTTGTACCAGTTGTTGCATAGGTAATACCTGTTCCTGTGCTCCAAGTAGTCCAGTCCCATCCCGCTATAGATACGGATGGGGCACTTGGAGTTGTATGGTATACGCCACCCTCATTTACACCAAATGTTATTGTTGCATTAGACCCAACATAAACGTTATTATAAACAGTTCCACCCATTTGCATTCCGAACGGAAGATTCATTTGAACCCCAGCATCATCTACTCCAGCCAAAACATTTGTGCTAGTTCCAATAGTGGCTTGTAAATTGTTGACTGCTGTTTGGGCAGCATCAATAGCAAGGTTTGCTTGAGTTAATTCGGTTTGAGCAGTTGCCTGTGCTGTAGAGGCTTCTGTTTTTGCAGCGACTACTTCAGATATTGCTGTCTGAGCCTCTGTTATTTGTGTTGTTATATTATTTATAGCGGTAGTTGCAACAGTTACTGTAGCCTTTGCATCTTGAACTACCTGAGAACCTTGATCTATTGGGGTAACAGATAAATCAACACTACTAATAGTATTAATAGCGGTTTGAACATTACTTATTTCTGTATTAGCTAAAGATATTTTTGATGCTACCTCTGCCACGATAGGTTGAGCTTGAGAATATTCGGTTTGTGCTTCTGTTACCTCCACTAAGGCTGTTTCAGTGGCTGTAATGGCTTGCTGAACCTCTGTAGTGGCGGTTGCAAGTGCTTCATTAACTGCCTGTTGTGCAGGACTTACAACAACTTGTTCTTGTCCGCCTTGATCTGTAGCCCAAGCATAACTTGGTCCAATAAAAAATAGCCAACCTGTAACAAAAAGGCTAGCTAAAAAGTATTTTAACTTTCTACTCAATTGGATCTCCAAGTAACAAAATTTTTGTTACATGAAGATTATATCATGTATACCTATTTAAATAGTCTTAGTTACTTGGGATTATCTGTTTTATAAAAACCAGTTCCTTTAAACTGTATACCAAAAGATCCGTACACCTTAGTCATTGGACACCCGCACTTTTCACAGATTTCCGTAGAATCTGCTTCAGAAAAAGACTTTACTACTTCTTTATCTAAGTCGCACCTTACACATGCATACTCATACGTTGGCATCTACTTATTCCTTGCTCTTTGTTTTGCTAAAGCATCAAAATCTTTTACTTTAGTCTCCCCCATGTATCCCCAAGCGTATCCATCTTCAATCATCTGTTCGTTAACAGACTTTGTGTTGCCGTCAATGTAAATCCATCCAAGTATGCGACCATACTTTTCTGTGCTGTCTGGTTTTTCTGTTTTTACAACTATAACCTTTGCGTCTTTAAACTTAGACTTAAGATATTCTTTTGATTCGAGGCCTAATGCTTTTTCAAGCTTATCGGTAGTTCTAGACTCTGGCGTATCGATACCTGCCAGTCTAAGTCTTTGAGCATATGAAATGCTAAATCCTAGATCTATGTCGACATCTACTGTGTCTCCATCTACAATTTTTGTTACTTGCTTAATTCTGTACTCAAACATTATTCTCCTAAAATATTAAAGAGCAGTTTGCGGACGTGCTCAGGTCCATCCTTCGGGTAGCGACCCGAATAACCTGCGACTCCCCGATGAAGGGGTGCAGGTTCTTATTATACTATTTATTTGATCTTGATGACTTTTGGTTTTTTCTCTTCAGGGACATTTTTACTAATGTGTATATGGAGCATGCCATCTTTCATTTCGGCAAGATCAACTTCCATATATTCTCCTAATGAAAATGACCTTTCAAAATTTCTTTTGGCAATTCCTTCGTGGATATATTCTCCATCCCAGTGTTCTCCGTGTAATT